CCGCCATTTCTTCCAACTCGGGATTAATAACAAGCTTTTTCATAGCATCTTTAAATTGTTGTATAAAGACTTTATCATCATTCAATTGATTATCCGTAAGCATCCCTCTCTCATTCTCTTCCAAATTTTCCAAATTTATCTGAAAATCTACTAAGAAGTTATTTCTAATATTTTTTATTTCATCAACCATATTCAAATTTTTCATCTTCTTTATCATACTAAGACAAAATTCTATATCTTTTTTAAGAGGTATAGATTTACTTGTATCTGATGGATCTGTAACAGTAAATTCGCTCATTAATCCATCTAATTTAGTAACCAACTGTTCAATAGTCTTTTCTTTACTCTCTCTAAGAATAGACTGTATATTAATATTATTACTTAATTCATGCTCTAATTCTAATCCAACCTCAACACCTAACCTTCTTAATCTTTCATTAGTCAGTGCTTTCATATATCGTATATTGGCCTTAATCATAGTCGTTAATCTACTAAATTTGATATGTTTGCCTATTATACTTTCGGATTGTTTAGAGAACCTTTCCGTGCTTAATCCAGATCGAACAAAAGCTTCAAGAACCGTTTCTTCATTCCATTTCTCCCTACCTCTTTTATCAAGATGAGTAAATTTTGTTTTTCTTTCAACAATTTCCTGTTTTCGCCTTACCTTTTCCTTTTCCTGTTTAATAGGTAACTGACCATTTAAGTATATACCATTTCGATTTAAATTAGTTAGCAGACCTTGAAAAGAAATTTTCATACCCGCTGGCTCAAGTATCGTGTTGTGCACAAGTGCGTGTAGTTCTTTTATTGTCAAGTCCGCATTCAGTTGGGCAAGCTCATAAATTTCCTTCCATAAATCTTTAGTTATTTTCATACACATTTCCTTATAATTAATTTTGTTATTCACATTATTTGTGATACTAACATTGTAGATGTCCATATTCTGGATAAATGTCCATATTCTGGACATATTTTATAAATATAACTTTTGTAGTATATTAGTAATTGCTAATATGCTTATATAGATTGATTATTGTATATTTCAATTGTTTGTATTAATATATACTAATTTAATTATATAGTTATATTTAGATCTTGTTGTATATATTTCACATATGAATTTGAAATTTTGTATAGATAAAAATAAAATTCAATCTATATGTATATAATAATATTGAATTTAAATAAAGTAAAGAATTGATGTATATTTTTTATTATTTTTTTTATATATGGTATATAAATATATTGGTAATTTGATATAAAGATATATATTATATATTTCAACTAATATGTTATAATAATAATATTAAGATAATAAGAATAAGGATATGAATTTGAATTAATAATAGTAGTATTATTAGTAATAATAGTAATATAATAATTTTAAGTTTAATATATTTTATATAGATATGTAGATTTTATATATATTTATATAGGTTGTATAGTATATATAGATAATATTTATATTTCTTCCCGATTTTTTAGGATATTAGATTGTATTATTATGTTCTGACAACAAGTATCTACTATTTCATCAATATTATTGTAGTCTACAAGAAATTCTATATTTATAAGTGGTTTCACGTTATATTTTTTATATTTCTTATCAGTATATATTATTTTATTTAATTCAAAGGTTGTAGTAGCATCATATATATTGTTATAATTGAAACAAATACTATATTGATCGAATAATATAGAAAAATAAGATTCATCTTCACTTATATGGACTTCAAGAGATGTTTTAGTTTTATAATGTTGTTTTATAATTAAATCAAATTTAGATATAACATGTGTTAGGATTTCTTTTCTTTTTTCAAATTTCATTTATTTCTCCCGTGTTTTATATTATAATTTAACTTACCGTTTCAATAAACCAATCATAAGGATATAAAGAATTTAAATATTCAATGAAAATATATTCATTTATCCTACCTTCCGAAAAGTTCTTAAGAAAATAATTTGTTTTCGGTGTGCTACAATCAGTATCTATATTAAGTAAAATATTTTTGGTATCATCTTTTTTATCTTTATATAATCTTATATGTATATGGGTTTTACTGTCATTAGGTAATTCAAGTGATATTTTATTAAAATAGTAAGGTTTTTGAATTACTTCCAACCAATGGCATATAGAATCACCATAGTGGTGAAAAATATATTTATACATTTATTCCTCCTCATATTTATTTTCCTCCAATTTTTCTATATAAAAATTATCTTTTTCAGTTTCATTTAAATAATCTATAAGTAAAGTTGGTTCTATATTACTTTCTTTATAGTTTTTTATTAAATAAAGTAATTTCCCTCGTGTATATGTATAAGAAGCATTGTAATCTATGTGTATAAATAACCCCATATCATGTTCAATATCTTCATTATGTAAATATAAAACTATATATTTATCCTTAGTGGAAATTTTATCTACAATTATTTTATCAAATTTGTAAGGTTTTTCATTTATATTCTCCCATTCTAAGTTGTTACATACACCAAAATTATGAAAAATATATTTATTCATTTATTATACTCCATTTTAATTCTTTATAAGAACATATAAGCTTATTAGTATAGCTATAATACCAATCGCTATATTAATTATATCAAAAATACTCCACTGGTTTAATATTATTTCCATTATTTATTTCCTCATTCATTTATTTTAAGATTAATAATCGAATCGCATATGAAATTAATAATAAATTCATTAGAAAATACAAGTCTATCGAATTCTATTTGTAAAAATTGGTGGTTTTTGTAAGGTCTATTGTTTATATCTTTATATAAAGAAAATTCTATATTATTTATAATATTTTCTCCTAATTTTAGGAAAAATTCAAACGTATGTATATAAATAATATTATTATTGATATTAAGTTCTAAGGTCAAAAGAGTATCTCCTGAGGGGCTAATATCATTGTAAATTATACTATTAGATTCTAATATATCTTCTAATTTATATAGTAAATCATCTTTAATAAACTTTTGTTCTATTTCTTCCATTTTATTTGTTCTCCAAACTTTAGTTCTTTATTACAACCTTGTAATTATTATATTTAACCTTTTCTATTGTATAATCTATATCAAAGTCATTTTCCAAACCATCCATAATATTTTCTAAACTATCCTTATCATATAATTTTAAATCTAAAAAATCCGAATAATGTCCTTGATAAGAAGTATCAAATTTATATTGTTTGTAGAATAAACTATATACATAACTATGCGAATTATAAAATATTTCATCATCAAGATAATCTACAAATTCTCTAAAAGTTGTGAATTCTTTCATTTGTTTTCCTCCTTTTTGTTATATAGATATCTTTCTTTCTCTAATGTAGATTGTAATTTATCTATATGTGTTAGTAGAAATTGGAATATTAATAAGCTTATAGCTTGTTTATCTTGTAAATCATATTTATTGCCAAAATCATCCGTATAACAATAAGTTCCATCATCAAAACTTAAATCTAATTCCATTTCCAACTTAAATATGTTGTAATGTTTATCTGATTCGATATCGTTTTTTTCAGATAGTTCTATAAACAACTTACAAATATACCCATAATCTTCAGGTTTCTCTATCCTATAAGATTTAATTATTCCATCAAGATATGAATAAACGTTATAATACATTATTTCATTTAACATTTTTTTATGTTCTTTAAAACTCATAAAATTCTTTCTCCCTTCTTAAAATCGAACATTGGTAAATTAAACATATTCCTTTTATTCAAACTCTCATAAGCCATCAATCTTTGATAAAACGTTGTATCCTCTAAATAATTTTCAGGTGGATTTACAACTTTTTCTAATTCATCTAAAGCAAAATAAATACCCATTTCACATTCTTTTTGTGTATAAGAATATCTTAACCAATATAATTGATCTTGATTGTGTGTTTGTGAATATATATGAAATAACAAAGCTTTTTTATTTAATTGTTCAGTTTTAGTCATAAAATTTTCCTCTCTCTTTATTCAACTGGTTCACGGCCTAATAATATTAGGCTTAAATTTACCTTATGGTTGTTATATTCAACCTCATTCATATATATGAAATCTGGATTGGCTAATATATATGTTATATATGATATATAACTTTTTAATATAAGTTCTCCACTCAGATCAAACTTTTTATCTCTTATCTTATAAATAAAATATTCCAATATCATTACTATAAATTTATAAGAATGATCCGATATAACATCTTTAGTAGCATGCTTATATTTTGAAATATACTTTCTTATGTTTTCAGTATCAGTATATATATTATCAAGAAACTTTTGTAGCTCTTTAATAACCTTGATTTTTTTATTTACTATAGATGAGAATATAAAACAATCACCACAAATTATTCCAATCAATCCACCTATTAATATAGCTATAACGGGTATTTCTTTTATAATTGAAGCATTATATAACAACGTATAAATTATTATAAATATACTCATATATATGATATATAATTTAATATTAAATTGTTTTTTTATAAAGTTTATTAATATTTTAATTGGTTCTATCATTTCTTTTCTCCTATTATTTCCAAAAATAAAGGCAATTCTTCACACATTTTTATAAAGTTTCCCCAATCTTCTTTAAGCCTGTGATTTTTCCTTTGGAAATACATTGTCTTTAATTGTAAATAATTTGTAGTAATACCCATAATCATCTCATATCCTAACACTACATTAGAAAGTAATCGTATGTAGTTGTCATAAGTTGGGTTTTCTAACCACTTTTCCCTATACTCATTCATAATATCTAAACTTTTTTGATCAACATATTTGTTAATTGATTTTTCTATTGAAATAAATTTTAAAGTAAAAGATTTTGTTTGACTTGATACAATATCAAACCAGTGATATCTATCTGCTTCGGGTATCCAATATTGAGGGTATTTTATATCAAATTGAACGATTATTCCTTTTAAAAAGCTATCATGCCCAGTACCGGTACTGACTTTACCTAATCGAACCGCCCTTTGAATATCTTTATCTAATACAACTTTTGGAGTTGAGATATCATACCAATTAATAGTAGATTTTGGATAATGACTATCTAAAATACTCTTATCTAACCCATAAACATTTACATTCTTTATCTCTACCATTTATAAATTAAGCCTCCACATTATGAAACCTATTGTTATAGTAACTGCTAATATTATAAATAAAAATATTATTAAATTTGTTTTGTTCATTGTTTATCCTTAGAAGATATTAGAATTTCATATCTTCCTCCATTTATTATAAATTTAACAATTAAATTATAAAAAGTCAACAATTATTTAAAATAATACAAAAAAAACCCCAAATTAAAAATTTGAGGTTAAGGGAAAGGAAAAAAATTTTATGAAAATTATTTGATTTATTCATACATATAATAATCGGTAAACAATTCGGTGGTTATCTTATCTCCAATCATTACACGAGGTTTTTTATTTTCTTCATACCAATTATGAGCATATATAATTTTTTTAGAGATAAACCCTAAAATAGGCATAAAATTTTCTATAGTATTCCAATAATTTTTTATTTCGACAGAGAAAATCCAAAGACCAGATTCTTTATCAAAATAATTGCAGTTGCCTGGAATATGGTCTATTCTACCACCTGATTTAACATCTTCTTCAATAAATTTTTTTATTTCACCAGGAATAAATTCAAATTCTTTTAAATTCTCTTCTTTTATAATATCAGAAAAACTATATTTTCCATTTATTATCTCTTCTATAAAAGATATATATAGATTTTTTACTATTGTTACAACTTTAAATTTTGTATACATACCCATAATAGGTCTCCTAATTTAATAATTTACTATTAGCTAATTCTTTTTGTTTCTTTTTAGATAAGCATTTATTGTATTCAATTTGTGGGATGTTTGAAGGCTTATCTTGAGGAATTAACAACCCAAAATCATCTATTTTACTTCTTATAATTTCATAAATTTCTTTGTAAACGGTTCCATTATCTATTTCATTTACTAATGTAGTAATTATTATACTCTCCGCGGTTGTTATATGTGCCAATTGAACGAAATCACAATAATCTCTTAAGTTCTTACCTATTTTATTTAAAGAAGTTACACCAAATAATTTATTATTTACAAGTTTTGTTATTGCCATGTAGTAGAATTCAGCATGCTGGCTTCCTTGACTTTTGGCATATTCAACAAACTTTTTTATTTCATCTGTTAAACTACATCGTAATAATTTACCTTTGAATCGTATATCCAACCAGTGTTCATTGTATTTGTTTTGTTCTAATTGTTTTATATAGGTATACATATCATTAAACGCATATATAAACTTTTCTTTAATCTCCGCAGCCTTATCACCAGTAAAACCCATTACTAAAAACATAAATCCATCTCTTTTCATTTCATACATAGGTTGTTTTTTATTTTGGGTATTAGTATAAGAGGACTCGGTAAAATTACCGACTCTAAATTTCTCGCTACATTTTAAGCTTCGTATAGCTTTTAAAACATCATCATGCGGTTTACCGAATTCTTTAGCTATAATTAAACTTGTAGTCATTGGTTCATTTTCTTTATTTAATTTGATTATATTATCTTTCATTAATACCTCCTGTTAGACAATATTCATTTGAATTATTTTTAATTTAAAACAAACGAGATCGTAATATTTCTAACAGGATTAGAGAAACGATCTTGTTTTCTAATCCTATTATAAGAATAAGGGGGACTTGAACCCCCACCCTCAAAGAGGCTTAATCTCAATATAACCAAAATCGTTTTTTATCAAATTAGATTATATCTCAATTAAGGCATTTGCCAATTCTGCTATTATTCTATATATAATATAACAATAAAATTAAAAAATACAAAATTTAAAACAAGTTATTTTGAGAATCTTTATTATATCTATATTCATCTATTCTATTTTTTGCTATATCAAAATAATGTTTATTCTTTTCAATACCTATATATTGTCTATTTAATTCTATACATGCAATTATAGTAGAACCTGAACCCATAAAAGGGTCAAATATTATATCATCATTTTTTGTAAAATTTTCTATTATCCAACCCATTAATTCTACTGGTTTTTGTGTAGGATGTATTCTTTTGGTGTTCTTACCTTTTCTTAATGCCCCCATCCATAAATGCCTATAGATTCTTAATGGGGTATTTATATTTGTCCATATTATTTCCCCATCTGAAAAATTATCAAACCAATTATTTTTGCACTTTTTATCCCATACAATTAAAGAATTTGTAGGAGGTAATAAATCAGATATGTAATTATAACCAAAAATAAATGCCTTATTGGATAAAGAAATTAATAAATTAATTTGTTCTTTCGTCAATCTGTTATTATCCCAACTACAATCATAATTATTAGCATGGTATAATTTAGAACCTCCTATAGATTTAGAACCTCCTAAAATTCCATAAGGAGGATCCGTGAGCAAGCATATTTTTTTATTGTTTAAGTTTAAATTATTAATTACTTCAAAACAATCATCATTATAAATATAATTCATAAATTATCCTATTAATTTTACTATTCTTTCTCTTTCTTTGTATAAATCAAGTAATTGTAATTTATTTATATCAAATTTTATTTTAGTTTCTTGATTCTCTACTCTTAATTCATTTATTTGTTCATCAATATTCATTAATTTTAATTGGTAAATCAGTTTAAAAATTTCATTACTTATTGGTTCATTTGTTTCAAATTTAAATATTTCTTTTTTCAAATCTTTATCTAAAATAAATGAGATATCGTCAATCTTTAATTTTTCTTCCAAATTTTCTTTCATGATATCAAAGATTTTACGAAATTCTAAATTTTTAAACAGATTTTCTTTAATAGAATCTAAAAAATTAATAGATTCCTCATAATACAACAAAATTGATATCAAATTAAGCTCTTTTTCATTTCTAAGTGTTTTGGTATTACTTGCATTGGAAACATTCAAATTTGAGGTGTTTTTTGACGTGTTTTTAAAAGCATAGTAATTTAAATCTTCATTATTCAAATTTAAAAGTTTTGACAATATATGTAAAATTTCTTGTTGATAAAATTTATCTAATTTATTCCCAAAATTCATGACTTTTTTTATAAATTCTATCTTTTGATTAGAATCCTTTACATCATATTTAGATAAATAAGAATTTATTTTAAATTGTATGCCCGATATAGATTCATTGAATATTTTTATTTTAAGTAGGTCTATACCGTATTTATCTATATAATTATCTGGGTCTAAACCTTCCCCTAAATCAACAATATATAAAGATATTCCGTATTTATAAAATAAATCAACAAGGTTAAACATCGCAGTTTTACCCGCTTTGTCTGAATCAAATATTAAGTATACTTTTTCATAATGTTTTTTAATATATTTCAGTTGGTAATCTGATATTTTAGTTCCTAAACAACTGACAACATTAAAATCACTTTTTTGTTTGATTTTTAATGTATCTATATTCCCCTCTGTTATAATAACATAATCCTTTAAATTAGCACTTTCTATATTATAAAACATTTCAGATTTTCTAAAAAATATAGTATCTTTAGAATGTAAATATTTTGGTTGGGTATTTTCATCAATAGTTCTACCAATAAACGCTATAACATTTTTGTTTTTATCTCTTATAGGGAATATTATCCTATCATGAAACTTTGAATAAATATAATCATTTTTTTTGTATAAAATATCAGAATTAAAAATATATTTATCTTCAATACCATGATTTTTTAAATATAAATACAACCCATCTGAATTATTATCACAATATCCTATTTTTTGTGTAGGAATTGATAGATGCAAGGCTCTATCCTTTAAATAATTAATAGCTTCTTTATAATCTTCTATTAAACTATCGTGGAAATAGTTCATAGCTAATTCATTTATTCTATAATATATTTTCTTAAGTTCATTAGTTTTAGATACCTTTATATCTAATTCTAAGTTGTAGTATCTTGCTATTATTTTAGAAGCTTCTATAAAAGAGCAATTCTCGTGTTTCATCACAAAAGTAAAAGCATCGCCACTTTCCCCACATCCAAAACAATTATATAAATTCTTTTCAGGGCTTATAATAAATGAGGGTGTCTTTTCATTATGGAAAGGGCATATACATTTATAATCTTTCCCTATCTTTTGTATATCAAAAACATAATCTGAAACAACATCTAAAATATTAACATAAGACTTTAATTCGTTGATTGATACAATATTCATAAAAATCTCCTTTATTTTAAGATAATAAATATTCTTTTATTTCTTGATTTTTAGGATCATTTAAACGTTCTCTTAATTTCTCTAAGTATCTTCTTTTTAATGTTCCTATTGTTGAAAGGTTAATTTGTAAAATTTTTGCTATTTCTTTAAGTTGATACCCATAAATATATTGCATTTTTAATATTTTTAAAGGTATTCTATCTGGGCATATTTTATATAATACTTTGAATATATCTCGGTCTCTTTCTTTTTTTATATAATCTTTTTCGATATTTATCCTTATATCTTTTATACTTAATTTAGAAGTGATTTTTATAGGTGTTAAATAATGAAAAAAATTATTCGTTTCCAAATCTTTTAAATTTTTTACTAAATGTTTAGTTTGTTTAGCATTTTTTTGGGAACCTCTTATGTATCTAATACCATATGTTAAAGAATCACCCATGATCTTATACGTCAAATATATTATGTTTTGATCTTTACCCTCAACTATATTGAATGTTTTTAAAGCTTGTATCATGCCTAATACGCACCAATGATATAAATCTTCACTATCAATTAAATTTGGAAACAATTTAAAAAAATTAAGCTTACGTGATAAAATCCACATCAACAAGGGTGTGTATGATAAAACTATTTCATTTCTAAGTTTAATATCCGTTCTACCCGTATCTATATATCTTTTTAACATCTCCATTTGCTTTTCATTTATTTCTTTTTTATTGAACTTCTTATTTATTTTTCCCATATCAATCAATCCTATACAATTTCTTATAAATTTCGTGTAATTTAAAATCTTTATTCTCTTTATCAAAAATTACTATTTGGCATGGAATAGAATTCTTATAAAAAACATCCTTTGGCAATGGTATAAAATTCATACTTGGCATATATTTCACATACTCTATAATATATTTAGGAGAATTCATACACCAATAATTAGGTAAAATATATATCATCTTACCCTTATCTGATAACAAGTTGAATGTTTTATTTAAAAAGTCTTTCCAAGCTCCCTTTTTAACCTTTTCACCATAAAAGCAATTGAAAGGTGGATTACATATACATAAATCAAATTCTTGATAAATATCTGAGATTAAAAAATCTTTATTTATAAATTTAACATTTTTATTTTTTTTATCAAATTTATCAAAAGTTTTTTTGTTCATCTCTATAGCATAGAATTTTGATTTTGGATATTTTTCTAATAATGGATTTAAAATATTACCCGATCCGAAATTTGGTTCTAAAATATATTCCGGATTAAAATTATTAAATCTTTCATCTAAAATATACATAATCATATCAATCACCATTTTCGGTGTAAATATGGCGTTATCTTTTGGTTTATCAAAATAATTATTCCTATCTACTCTAAATAACATAAAATCTCCTTAAAACAACCTCTCTTGTTGATTTTCTTGTTTTATCCTATTCATAATAATATCGTAATAGTCTTTGTATATCTCACATCCTATATATTGACGGTTATTCTGTATACAAGCTACCGCGGTAGTTCCACTACCCATAAAAGGATCGAATACAACGTCGCCCTCGTTGCTACTTGATATAAACATCTTTGTATTAAAGATACTGGTTTTTGATTTTGATGTAATTGATTACTACCAACTATTCTTTTGAAATTCCATATATCTGAATACCTTTTTGATTTTATATTACAAGCCCCCTTGTTTCCATACAATATAAACTCGTATTGTTTACCAAATGCGTTTTTTAAATCCCCCGCTGTCCAGTTATTTTTTACCCAAACGACTATATTTTTTAAATTAAAATATTTTTCAAATTCAACCTTAAATTTATCTATATAGGTAGAATTACAAAACATATAAATTGCAGTATTATCTTTTAATATTCTATACATTTCAGGCATTATGGTTACAATTAAATCAAAATTATCATCATTATTTATAACATTACAAAAATCATGATTCTTATTCTTACGGTATCCTGTTTTATAATTAATCATATAAGGAGGATCAGTTACAATACAATCTATAGAATTATTAGGAAAAGCCCCCATGACTTCTAAGCAATCCCCCAAATATATTTTATTTGTTTCCATATTATATCCTAATGCTCCCAGTAAGTGTTTACATTTAAATCTACTTCCATAGATACTTTTTTTAGAAAATATCTTGCACCGTCAATCATAGATTCTCTTACAATTTTACTTATTTCATCTGAAATTTCCTCTTTACATTCTACAATAATTTCGTCATGGACAGTATTTATTATAAAAGCTTTCTTTCCTTTTAGTCTGTTATGTAATAATATCAAAGCCATTTTTGTAATATCGGCATTACTTCCTTGTATAGGTGTATTTACGCCCTGTCTTTCTATACTTGCCTTTTGTGATTGAAAGTCTTTTTCATTATCATACTTTAATTTAAATCTTCTTATCCTGTTTGAAATAGTTCTAACTGATAAATTATCAAATGCAAGTTTTTTTTGTTTGTCTAACCAATATTTTACAGAATAATAATTTTTGAAATATAAGTCAATTAATTTCTTACCTTCTTTATAACTTACCCCAAGTTGACCCGATAAACTACCCGCACCTCTTCCATAAGCTAATCCGAAATTAATAGCTTTTGCTTGACTTCTTTGCGATTTTGTTATATCATCAAACTTTATATTAAACATCATACTTGCGGTTGCTTTGTGTAAATCTAATCCATCATTTATAGCTTTCAACATATTTTTATCATTGCTAAATTCGGCTAATATTCTTAACTCGGCTTGTGAATAATCGGCATCTATTAATTTATATCCTTTTTCAGATATAAATAAACTTCTGAACTCTTCTGTATTTGGTATTTGTTGCATATTAGGGTGTCGAGAGGCTATTCTACCCGCGAGCATATCCAAAGGAAAGAATTCTGTATGGATTCTACCTGTTTTTTTGTTGATTTTTTCTAAGAAAGATTCCCCAAAACTACTAAGGATTTTTGAATATGTTTTATATTCTATAAGCTGCTTTATAAATTTATCATCTTTATATTTTTCTAATTCATCTATATTTGTAGAGCTACATTTGTAATCAAGCTTTTTAAGTATATCCGATAATTGTTTAGGAGAATCTAAATTTATATCGAAATTATAATCAGATGAGAATAAATCCATTTGGTTAAATTTTTCATCCAAAACACCACTATTTTTTATGTAATCTTCTAAAAATTCCTTTTTTTCTTTTAATAATTTTTCGTATTTTGTTATTAACTTTTTCCAATTTTCCTTGTCTACTTTCATTCCATTAATTTCCATCTCGGCAATAACTGGTATTAAAGCCATTTCCATTTTATGGACATTTTCTAATTTGAATAATTCCAAATTTTTTAATTGTTCTTTCCTAATATCAAACAAATATAAAACATCCTTAATGGCATATTCTAATTGTGATTGATTAAATTCACCTTTAAAATCTATAAATGATTCTCTTTCTGTTTTATCTATTTCAATCTTTAAATATTTACTTATTAAATCCTTTAAAGCAAACCCTCTCTTTTGTAATCCGTTTTGAATTAATTTTTCAGTTTCTTGTGTATCATATATATTATTCATTTCTATATTATATTTATATTTTAAAAACTTATAGTCAAATTTGGCGTTATGTAGTATTTTAATTACATCCTCATTTTCTAATATATACTTTAAATTTCCTATATCTTCTTTTAATTTTCTACAATCATATATAAAATTGTTTGTTTTATCTGAAATTTGGATTAAAAGTAAATTATTTTCAAAAATGCTTAATCCTGTTGTTTCAGTATCAACCGCTATTATATTATTATTACTTAATTTATCTATACTTTTATATAAATTTTCTTTTGTAGTTATAAATTCGTAATTCATTTATTTTTCCCTTTTAATTGATATAATGTATAGGATATATACGCCCCATCTATGCTATGATAGTTTTCATGATATTCTATATCAAAATATTGTTTAGATGAAAGTAAATTACTAATATGTTCTTGAAATTCTTTTCTTATTAAATCTTCTTTGTTAAATAATACATCTTCTAAAGAATAACGTAATATATCCTTATCATCAAGGTTATTGTATTTTCGATATATTTCATCGAGTCTACTTTTTTCTATATTAAAAAATTTACAAAAAACATTAAATTCCCAAACATCAAAAGTTTCAAATTTTATTACTTCAAGATTAGATTTTATGTATCTATTCATAATTAATTCTCCTTATATTTTTCTTGTTTGCTTTAATAATCTATCATACATAACAATACTCCCAGTAGTTGCCACATTCAAAGAACTTGGCATGGGTATTTTTATAAAGTCATGACATTTCTTCATAGCTTCTTTTGATAATCCTTTATCTTCCGATCCAAGTAAATATATACAATTTCTTTGATGAGTGTATTCTACAAGGTTCTTTGCTGTATCTGTTAATTCTATACCTACCAATATACAACCATGTGGAATATGTGCATAAAAGTCTTCAAAAGTTTCATATTCATAAAGAGGAATTCTCTTATGAGAATTTACAGTATCCGAAGCCTGCCTTTTAAATCTTTTTCCAATTAAAAATATAAACCCAGCCCCTAATAATACCGCTGATCTAAACAGAGTTCCATAGTTTATGGTGTTTTTCATGTTTTCCACACCTATTCCATAATATCCATTATTTTTCATTTTTAATCTCCTAAACATAAGTGTTATATATATTTAATATCGCTTGATATTGTTTATCTGTAACTTTATTATATTTTCTAATGTATAAAGCCACATCAATAATAAAAGTATCATCAAAATCAACATAAGGTTCTATGTTTGAACTATTAGGACTTAGCATGTCTTCCATATCCATATTTTCTGCAATATTAGTCATGTTATTTGTAATCTCTATTATTTCATTTATCATTTCTAATGCCGATTCAACTTTATTCATTTCTATTCTCCTTATCGATATAATCTTTTTCTATAATAATAATATTTTTACCTGATTTCCTTGCTTTGTTGATAGTATCCAAGGTGCCTCTACTAAATCCATCCCAAAAAGCTAATAACATATCACAAGATTCTACAATCTCTGTATTTCTAATTATAGGTGCTTGTTTAGATGAGAATTTCTTATAATTAGGAAATATTTCTTTTAAACTTATGTTGTATTCATTTGCGAATAAGCCTGCTTGTGTATCTACTCCCTTAGCTCCGCCACTAATGACAGTTTCTATATTTTCTATTTTTAGGAATAGTTTTTTAGTAATAATATTATATATACATTTTGTTGATGGAAACAAGGTTCTTGAGCCGATAATTGCTAATTTCATTTTAGCCTCCTAATATTTTGTTTAAGCTTTTGTATATTTTTTCCATTTGCTTTGGTGTTTTTGTCTTTTTTAATTCTGATAACATCGCTTCAATTCTATCAAATCCTGCTAAAATCTCTTTTGTTTGATTTTCTTTTTTTGTTTTTTTAGTTTTCATCTTTATACCTCTTTTTTATTTTCTAATCTATATATTATAAATATACTAAAATGATTATAAAAAGTCAACAAAATTTAATAAAAAAATTAAATTTTATTTATAAAGAATTTGTATTATATTTATACTATAAACTTAAATTATTTAGGAGGCAATTATGCCAATTGAAGAAAATCAAAATTCTATTAGGGCGAGAGTTCGATTACCAAATGAATTTATACAATCTTCTTTTAGAACCATAACTTTAAAAGATAAAGATGGAAAAGAAAATGGAATAAAGGTTGTAATGGGGAAGTTGTTAAACGGAAATGATTCTATGGTAGCTCAATCTTATATTTTCAATAAAACAGATTATGGGTGGACTATGGATAGGGTAAAAGCATTTTTAGAAAGGAACAATCTTACTGTTAAAAGTAATAATATTACTAACATTGATTTAAAATATATCGATTTTATTACATAGAAGTTGCTTTAATAAATAAATTCCGTATAAACAAACAACCTTTCTTTGTAACTTTAGTTTGTGGTTTAGTCTCTTTGTAATTACTATGTGTATGATTAATTATGAAAGTAGATACCTCAAAATAACCCCTGTCTATATATTCTTGATAGGGGAGGTTATCTTTTTCCATAAGAATTTTATTTTCTCTTAAAAATTTGAATAATCTTTTTTGACCTGTATTATAACCATTTTTACATAATAATTTCGCTAATTCTCCAACACTAATCGTATTAATACTTTCAAGAAAATCATCAAAAATCTGTGCTTTTGGAAGCAATTTTTTGTTTTCTTCTTCTAATTGTAGTCTCTTTTCTTCACTATCTAATGCTATTTTAAGAATTTCTAATCTTGATAAGTTCTCTATGCCGTATTGACCCGTTTTTCTAATAGATGGGATTACTTCACTTGTTATCCATTTACTAAATTTCTTAGCTATAAGTTTACGACTTTTGAATATTACTTGATATAAACCGCTCTCATTTATAAAGTTCATTTCAATATTTTGAACAGCATCTGTTCCATCCTTTTTCACGCCTGTTTTCACCCCTACGTAACTAATAGTTACGTCGTCTTTGTCTAAATCGGAAGCTACTTTTCTTGGATTACTTAACTCTAAAATATCACAAATATCTTTTAAACAAAACCATATATTATTGTTTTCATCCGTAAATGTTCTTACTTCATTTTCTTGGAAATTAAATAATTGGATAGAATTGTTATGCATAATTGAATACCTCAATATTTATATTTTATTGCTACCCTATAAATAAGAGCCCATTACATAATACATAATGAGCCCCATAAAATAAATATTAAGGTAGTAATATACTAAATATAATAAAATTATTTTAAAAATCAAATATTTACATATAAATAATTAGTTTTTTCGATTAATTTATATAAATCTTAGATTTGTTTTTAGATTTTTTATAGATAGGTTTTTTTATTTCAAACTTAAATTGTATTCCTGATTCGTTCATGAAAAAATCCAAATCATTTTTTGAATAAATATATTTATATTTCAACTCAGATTCTATATATTCAGCATGTTCTATCTTATCAAATTCATATGAGAACTTACATTCATGATATCCGTTTCCATTTTCCAAATTAATATTTATTGTCTTTCTATTTCTTATAGTATCTTTTATCAAAAATCTTTTATCATCAATATCAAAGAATTTCATTAGCCACTTCCTTTTTTATAGATTTATTTAATTCATTTACATAAAATTGATTCTGAAAAATTATTCCTAAAAGTTGTTTTCTGTATTTATACATTATCTTTTCTAACATAGCTTTCTGTTTGTTTGATAAAATCTTATTTTTAGAATATTCTATACAATTATAACAAAAATCCAAATCCGAATTATTTAGCCCATAACCCTTATTTTCATTCTCTATACGGTGTAATGTAATATCTGTCATTACTTCAGTTATAAATAACAAAAAATCATAGTTATTTAAAGAAACTTTAATTAAATTAAATTTTTCTTCCATATATTTTTCCTATTAAATTTTAAGAATTGATTTTTGTAAAATAGCATGTATAAGCTATAGCAATAGCATCACTTTGATCTAATGTAAGTTCACTCATATCTACTCTGAAATACTTACCCATTAAATCCCTTATTTCCTCTTTTGATCCACGCCTATTACCCGTAATAAATCCTTTAACCTCTTGTGGGTCTATCTCTATTATATGAGCCTCATCTACTTTAAGCATAAAACATTTTAGTAAATATCCTATAAATTTTACTAAAAGAATAAGACTTCTTTGTGATACTCTTACAAAAGGCATTTCTATACATATATAGTCGGGGGTATATTTATCTATATATTCTAAAACCACATCTGAATATTCTTTAAATCTTTGTAACATCGGTTTCTTTACAGTTTTTAAGTTTTTTTTAGTGGAAGGTTTAAAATTTACATGTCTTGTATCCATTATATTTAATCTATCGTTTAGATCATTTATAACTACTATGCCTAAATCTAATATAGATGGGTCAACTGCCAAAACTCTCATTTCTTTTCTCCAATTATAAAATCAAATATTTTTAGTTTCTCATCAATCAAAAATTCGTGATAAGGTATCATTTTACCATTTTTTTTCACATACATCTTTTTACCTTTCAAACATAAAAATTTACATTTTTCATACTCAATCTTTTTTGTATCTATATTATATATATGCATGGTATTATATAAATCTATATCACTCTCATCAAAATCATCAATGGGTATAATACTATATTTATTTATATGATACATAAACACATTGTAATCAAATACTTTTGAAATTACTTCTTGATATTCTTTTTTTATCTTTTCAATATATGTATCAAAAATTTCTACTTGTGTATCGTTTTCAAAATGCAACTTAATTAATTCTGCTTTTGTAGTATTTCTTTGGTGTGATGATAACAGATTACTATAAAATAACCTATGTTTTTCTATATCATAAAAATCCATTTTGTAAATAGGTATTAATCCTTTTTTCATCTTTCTAAATAGAACTACATATTTTTTAAAATTATCGTAAAGAAAAGTTAATTCCATAAATGTTTTAAATATTTTAAAATCATATTTTTTCAATAATAAGATTAATACCCTATCATTATTATCATCCATATATGAAGTGCTTTCAACATTAGGAAAAAATGTGCTGAAATAATTAATAAAAAGAAGGGACTTATCCACATCAGTGGATAAGTCTATAAGGGTATATTCTTTGTTCAAAGCTTCTAAAACATTTTGTTTAATCATTTATAATCCTTAAAATGCTACTAAACTATTGATATTATTGATTATCTCATCTTCTCCAATTTTTATCATATTTATCATTTCGTTAAGGTCTTTTTCTGTAACCGTTTTTAAATCTTTACCTGTAAATCCTATAATCTGTTTTCTAAAAGTTTTTCCCATTTCTGATTGATCCTCATATAGATCTTTACACTTCTGAGCCAACTCTTTTGAATCCGCTATTACATCTGATAATTCTATAAATATAGGTGTCAAATCTGTTCTTTCAGTATTAGAAGTTACGGCTTGTGTATCGTTTTTTGTATCCGCATCTAAAACCGATATTGAATCTATATAATCTCCTAATAACCTGTCTTTTTGGGATTCACTTACATACCATTTTTTATTTCCTAACTTGTGTATATCGTATCTAATTAAGTATTCTTTTTTTAAAGTATCTTTGTTTTTATATAAGAAGCCTTTTTTCTTTTCTTCTATTTGATACCATTGTTCATCATTATTAACCTTATTATATTGTTTTTTAGAAGATTGTGTATTAGTATTAGTTCTTTGAGTTGATTTATCTTGTGTATTATTATTTTCAGCTTTATTGTAATAATTTGCCATCTCATCCGCACTTGCTATGCCGTCAATAATCCCAATGCCCGCGTTAGCTAATGCTCTTCCTACCGCCACACTTTCTGTTTTTTCTAATTCTTTTTCATTCCCAAAAGAACCACAAGCTAATCCTGTAAACCTAATTTCCCTTTTTTCATCAAGTATAGAAGCTTTAATAACTACACTTGAGTTAATAATATTTAATATTTCTGTTAATATCGAAAATTCTGGGTAATTCTCTCTAAAAAATAAGATTCTTTCGTGCACCTTAACATAATCATTACCTTTTATACTCATTTTAGGTAAATCATTTTTTATATATTTCATAAAAACCTCTTTTTATAATTTAGTAAGGATATATTAAATGTAATAAAATAATTATAAAAAGTCAACAATTTAAGTATCTATTCTCTAATTTTTTTATATTTTCTTCCAAAATTTCATTTAAATCAAAACCCATTTGATTTATTAAATTAGATAAATACCAAAACAAATCCCCAATCTCTTCTTTTAAATGTTCTTTATCCAAATTTTTACCTTGATGTAAATGTTTTTTTAAAATATCTATTATTTCACCACTTTCTCCACCTATACCCATAGCATTATTATTCATACGTTTATAATCTAATTCCTCAATCAAATATGGGTTGTCATTATGTTTTTTTATTTCGTTATAATAATTACAGGTCCTTAACGATCTTTCTGTATAATATTTAAAATCAACATTCATTATCTTTTATCTCCTCTGTTTTATGCTTTTGACTTTTCAATCTATTATAACAATCTATACATACAAGCGATAATATTTCTTTGTTATGATCTGGTAAATAGATTGTTCTAATCTTAGATGAATCATATAAGGTAATCCCACAACAAGCACATGTTTGATGTTCCATAATCATATCCTTTTCTTTTTAAATCTTGTAAGTAATTTCTTAGAAAATTTAAATTTAGGATATCGAGACATTTTAATTTTTACTTTCTGTCGATTATAAGGATCATATGAATCTCTCGGCTTTCTAATATAAGAACTAAATACGCCAAATTCACTGAATTTTATGTTCTCTTCATTTTCTATTAAAACCTTTTCCATAAGTTCAAAAAAAGAACTTACAATAAATTTTAATTTTCTGTGTGAATATCTTTCGCCTTTTATTGCTAAGTATAATTGAAATTCTTCTATAAACTTTTTTTTATCCAAGATTTTAAATCCTAATTAAATTTTTTAATAAATTTTACAAAACTTAAGATAATAATATATATAATAATAAATATACTCCAAATTTCTAAAAAAGCCAAATTTTTTAAATTAAAAGTATAACGAATAACATTATTATATAATACGAACGTTATCAAAGTAGGTATAATAATGATAATCGGACTTAATAAAGTATATAAAATATAATATAAAAAATTTTTTACTATTTCATAAGCCTGTGAGTTCTTATCAATTTTACTCATAAATTCCTCCTAAAATAATAAATTTTGATCTTTGCTATATAATTTTAATTCCTTTTTATTCATACATGATTTGTATTCTTTTTCTGTAATATATCGTGGTTTTTCTTTGCCTATAAGTTTTCCTTGTTGTATACATAATTCCTTTAAATTCTCATATATTGTCTTATATTCAAACCCCATATTTACCATTTCTAATATTCTATTTCTAAGGATAGTTTCTAATGTGATAATATGACTTAATTGAATATAACTTATTTCATCCCTTAGGTTTTTATGAACTTTTTGTAAAGATTCTATTCTAAAAAGAGCTTTGTTTAAAGCACTTGTAATGTGCTTATAATACCATTTAACGCCATCACTCGCACCCATATCAATTGCATAATTTACTAAAGATTGTATAGAATCAGTAAAATCTTTTCTTTCTATTTTAGATTCTACTCTTATTGTTTCCCATAAAGCCGTTTGTCTATCATCATTATTTCTAATTTCTTTTAATTCTTTTTCTAATTCTATATAATATAATCTTACTGCCCTACCAAGATTACTGTTTTCTACCATAGACAACTCTTTTGCCATATTAATAGAAATATGGTATTCAGTAATGACTGCAGAGCCTTTTTGACCGTCATTTCTACGCGTTTCTTTTTTTTTAGTAAGGCATATATAATCGTGTGATTCAACAAATTGATATTTATAAATACGATTCTTTATCCAATCGTTAAATCGAGTATCCACTTCCAAATATTCCCATAGATCACGGGCATTTATAGTATCTATTTGTAACTTATTATTGTTTTGGATTTTTACTAAAGATTCAAACTCATTTCTATTAAATTCTCTCATCTTATTTCCTCTTTGTTAAAATACCCCTCCAATAAAGGAGGGTAATTATGAACAATTTAAATTTTCAAAATTAGAAAATCATTTATAATATAATAAAATTTTATCAAGAATCAAAATTTTCTGATGATAAATCTTTAAATCTTATATATTTCTTCTCAAATTCTATATCTATCTTACCAGGAGAACCCGACCTGTTTTTAGCTATATGTATAGAAGCTATTTCACATTCTTTATCTTCATACTTTTTATCAGTGTAATAGTCAGGTCTATCCACAAATAACACCATGTCGCTTTCTTGTTCAATATTTGAACTATTCTTTAAATCTGACAGTTTAGGTGTTTTGTCTTTTCGGCTTTCAATATCTCTGTTTAATTGTGATAGTAACACAACAACTATTCCAAGTTCCTTAGCTAATTGCGATAAATGTTTTGTGATGTTTGCTATTTGATCTTTAACATTTACATTTTTATCAGAAAAATTAAGTAAATAATCAAGGTAATCTATGTATAGAATATCAATACCTGTTTGTTTATGTAATTTACGGACATTTGCTTTTATTTTTAATACATCCGTATAAGGACTATCACTAAGATATATTGGTAAATCTCTAATCTCTTTTCTTTTATCAACAATTCTTTCTATTTCATCGTTTGTAAAATCTCGTTGTCTAATCTTTTTTGAATCAACATTACAAATATCACAAACCAACCTTGAAAAAACGGTATCTTTAGTCATTTCTAAGCTATAAATACCAACTTTAAATCCGTGTTGAGCTTGATTTTTTGCCATTGTTGACATGTAAGCACTCTTACCCATTCCAGGTCTACCGGCTAAAGTTACAAACTCGCCTTTTTTAAACCCAACTATTGTATTATCAAGATCTTTCAAATAAGTTGGTATAATATGCCCAACTACTTTCTTTTCTAACCCATAAACGAAGTTGTCAAAATCTTCTCCAATTTGTTTCAAATCCTGATCTGTAGTCATATTAGATAATTGTGTAAATATCTGGTTAGCTTCTTCTGTTAAAGATTCTAAATTATCGCTTTGATAAGCCTTCTCAATTAAGGCAGTTTGTTTTTTTATAAAAACTCTCAATAAGGATTTTTGCTTTATCACATTAATTAAAGTGTTCGTAGTATCCGTGTTATAACTTGGTTCCATTAGTGATCTAAGAGTATCATCTAAAATAGAACCGTCATTCATAGTTTCAATTAAATTAGATTTTGTAAATTCCTTATCAGCATTATATAAATCATAAAATTTCTTATAAATTTTCTTATATTCAGAATTATAAAAATCATTTGGTTTAAGCCTCGACACCATGTTTTCCATGATATCGTTATCTATATTTTGTAATATCTTTATTAATAAAGCCTTTTCAGCATATTCATTATAAGGTAAACTCATTCTAAGTGTATCAGTCATAAAATCTCCTAATAATAAAATTCATTATTTTCTTTTTCTTCACACTCTTTCATAAACTTCTTTTTTTGTTCTTCCATTTTCTTTCTTTTTTTTAATATTTCTTCCTCTGTTTGAACATTCTCAAACATTTTCAATACCTCTTCTCTTTTCTCTTCTAAAGTCATATCATCTGGATCTTTCATAAAAGCTCCTTTTTTAAATTTATTATACTCATCTGTAAATGATATAAAATTTTTATTATTAATCAAATTTTTTTCTTTCTTTTTTTTAAATTTCTTTATTCTAGAATTCTTAATTCTTATATTCTTATATATTGGGTGTAAATTTTTCACCACCCCCAGTGTAAATTTTTCACTACCTTCTTTAGGTATAAATTCATCTTTAATGTTATTCTGTTCTATATTTTTAGGTGGTGTAATTTTTTCACTACTTGTATCATCTTCAAAATTCTTATTTTTTGTAAAATTATTTGATAATAAAAAATATTTATTAGTAGAATTTTTAGTTTTTTCGATTTTTATATATTTTAAATATTCTAATTTTTTTATAGAATTTATAACAGTTTTTTTAGAAATTCCTAATTCTTCACTTAGGTGTATATAAGAACAATAAGCATAGTTGATTTTCTCTTTATGATAGCCAATATCAATGTAATCACATATATCCATTAAAATTAATCTTTCGGTTGGAGTTAATTTTTTTTCTTTTAAAATTTGCCTTTTTAGATTAGTTTTATTATCTTTATTAAAGATGATTGGTAAAATCATATGTAAAATCTCCTCTAAGTTAATATAGTTACACCCCCTACACCAGGGGGTTGTTTATCAATTATTGTTCTTTCAATTTTTTTAGTATATAGTCAATACCTTTTTGAGAAACGACGGTTTTGTAGTATATATCTACACTGCCGTCGGATTTTTCATAAGGTTCTTCTATAACTTTAAAATATCCAGCTTCAATACCAGGTTGATAAGGTTCATTCTCAGGACTTAATAATCCTAATTCTCTTAATTTTTTGAATAAATTATTCCTACCTAAATTCTTAATTGATAATATTTTTGAAACTTTTCCAATAGAAGTCCAGTTTTCACTTTGTGTAACGGCATCGTAAAATTCAGCTTTTGGAAGTAATTTTTTATTTTCTTCTTCTAATTTTATTCTCTTTTCTTCACTTTCCAAAGCCATCTTTAATATTTCAAGTTTAGATAGGTTTTCAGGAATTTGTTTTTGATCTTTATTTTCAAAATAAAAATTTACAAGCTTATGTGAAACTTCCCATGCTTGATCTGTGTTTATAGTTTTAGCCATTAAAACGGCACCTTCTTCACACCATAAAACCAGCGTGGGGGTATTTTTAGAAACTAACCTTGAAATTCCAGGTAAGTCTTTAAATTCTTTTAATTCATTTCCAGAAAGTTTAATATAATGCTTACCTTCAATAAATTTATTTTCATGATATTTAAAGTTATATTGTATGTTTTTCAACTCTGTATCATAGATACTTGCTAATTGCTTTGAAGTAAGCATTCTTTTGCCATTATAAATTATTTCCTCTATCATGATATTTTCAGTTATTTTAACAATACTATTCATTATCCATCTCCTTTATAGCACATAAGATTTTATTTATTAATTCTCCAATAGATATAAATTTAGGATCAAATCGTATAATTTTACAACCTAATTCTTTTTTTATAAACTTTTCTCTTTGTATTTCATAGTCTCTATCTCTATCGTTATGATTGTTTTCATCACATTCTATTGCTATATTGTATTTCTGTATGTAATAATCTATTCTATACATTCCTATAGTCAATTGTGAAGTTATATCAAATATTCCATCGAAAGCCTTTCTAAGTTCATCTAAATAATAATACTCTGTTCTTTGAATAGAATTACCTATTGTAAGATTATTTTCAACCCCAAAATATTTATAAATAGACTGTAAATTTTTATCATTGATAGATGTAATGAAGTTACTTTGTAATAAGCAACCTTTCAAAGTGAATAAATTTAATTCAGGTGTGTATTTATTTACTAAATTTTTTGTTTTAATATCTTTCTTAAATTCTTTTAAATCTTCTCCAATAAGCTTAACATAATGTTTACCTTCAATAAATTTATCCTTATTATTATTAAAGTTTTGACGGATTTGCCTTTCATTACAATTGTAAATTTCGGCAAGTTGCTTTGAAGTTAATACTCTTTGTCCTTTGTAGAGTATTTCTTCAATTGAGATGTTATTTGTTATTTTTATTAAATTTGACATGGTTTTTATCACCTTGTTAGAAAATATGTTCACCCACCAAAGGTGGATGTACCGACAACATATAAACTAACAAGATTAAGAAAGTCGGTATATATCTTAATCTGGTTAATTTTTAGTTTATACTTATAAATAATAATAAAACTATTTTAAAAGTCAAGTAATTTTATTTGAAAAATTAAGAGGTGTTTAGATTTTTATCATATGAGTTCCGACCATAGCTCATATAAAAGGCATGTAAAGCAAATTATTTCTTCTATTGAAGATATTGATTTTGAATTCCAACTCCTCATAATTCTTTTTAAAAGAGGTTATGGGAAGCAATTAATTAATCTATGATAAATAATATATATTAAAATATAACAATAAATTTAAAAAAGTCAAATTTAAATAAAATATTTTTACAAAGCCAAATCTTTAAATTCTTTTATATCCGCAATTTGATTTAAGACTTTCAACTTCTCTATATTTTCATTAAAATTTAATCTTAAAGGCTCATCAACAGACATTAAACCTCTATTTCTCACGTATGTATAAATATCCATAAGCTTTTGAACCTTTACTATAGGAGTATCTAAAAATATTTTGTAGTATTGATAGTTTAGCTTAAATCTCTCTTTATTTATTTTGTCTCTATAAACACATAGCATGTTTTTAACATCTTTGTATAGTTCAATATATTCTAAAAATAATCTCTTCTTTTCTTCATATTTAGTAGGAAAATCATGTAAAAATAGGTTTAAATGTTGTTGTATATTTCTACTAATTCTATAATTATTTACAGCATTATAGAGTTTACCTTTGCTTGATTCCATTATCATAATAAAAGATTTTAAAGATATATTGTAATCATAGAATAAATCAAACAATCGGTTCATTATAACTCTTATCTTTTGTTTTTTTTGTTCTTTTAACGATTTATTTCTATGTATAGATTTTAACTCACAATCAAAGAATTTTATATACCTATTTATTTCTAATGCTATTTCATAAGAATTTTCTTTTCCATCTATAAAATCATTTACTAATTTTTTTTCTATTTTTGTTTTATCACTGAAATAATCAACTACAATATCTTTAGAACTCCACTTTTTAAACACATCATTATCTATAAAGCTTTGTATAGGTATTCGTATTATATCAGAATATATTTTATCTTTGTTTTCTTCAATTCTTTTTTGTAATTTTTGTTCCTCATCCAAATATACAAGGTAGAATATATGTTCTTTATTACTTCCAAGATACTTTCCAATTGTATGATAATTTACACCATTTAATTCTTTAAGAATATTTGCCACATTACCTCCTGCATATCCTATTATAATCACACCAATTACAAAATTTGTTTCTTTTTGGGTGAAATCCTTTTCGCTCACCGCTTTTATTGTAATTATATATGTCATTGTCTATCATATCCAATATACAATGAGCTTTTATAAATATTTTATCTATATCATCATTTGTGAACTTTTTTTCATGTATGGTATTAGTTCTTAAATACCAAGCCCTACAAATAGGGTTCAATCCTTCTAATCTTTTATCTATTCTAAACAATAGAGCATACATTAACCATTGGTCAAAATCCGTTTCATAGTGTAAACCTGTTTTTTTATTTGGTTTACTTGTTTTGTAATCTACAATATAATAATTACCGTTTTTGGATTTACCTATTAAATCTGATTTACCTACAAACTTAAATCCATTTAAATTAGTTTCAAACCACATTTCTACATAATAATCTTCCAATTTCCTTATAAAATCATCTATAGAATTATAACAAGTATCAACCATATTTGTGGATGTTTTTTTAATTTCTTGTTTTTCTGTATTATTATATTCTGTTTTATCTAAATAATCATCTATAAACAAATTTATAAAACTTGTATCTTTTTCCATACGATTTTTTGTGAGTTCTTCAATAATACCATGTGTAACTGATCCTAAATCTAACCATATTGAAGGTTTATAATCTTTATCTATAACCTGTTTTTTAAATTTATAAGGGCATTGTTGGTATAATAAAATTTTTGTTGGTGATAATCTTAATTTATCTTTATCTATCATATTTCACCTCCACAATTTAAATATACTAAAATGATTATAAAAAGTCAACTTTTAAATTTTATTTAAAATAAATTTGACTGTTTTAATCTAATTTAGTATATTTAAATTATGATAAAAATACTTTTTGGCAAATTGTTTTTACCACGTTAAGTGGTAATTTTGCGAGGTTGGCGAAACAGGTAAACGCAACAGACTTAAAATCTGCCGCTCGTAAGAGCTTGAAGGTTCGATTCCTTTACTTCGCATTTTCTAATATTGAAAATTAATTTTTTCATTTGATCTCCTTTAATATTTTTTAGTATAAACCCCGATACCACCTCATTTACGATCTATATACTTCGGGGTTTATTTTACATAGATTTTTAATAGGATTAGGAAACCGGGATAATTCTCTAATCCTATTAAATGAAATTTTTATCCCCTTTCATTTTATAATGAATGATATTTTATTTAATAGGAGTCTTAACATGACCGACATTTCAAAATTAAATCAAAAACAATATAATGACACTATTGTATTAACAACTAAAGAATTAGCAGAATTTTATGGTGTTGATACAAAAATTATAAGTTACAATTTTAATAGAAACAATGAGAAATATATTGAAAATATTGATTATTTGATTATATCATTTAGTGATAATAGTTATCGTGAATTTCAAGATAACAAAAATGGAAAACGCCCTATATATCTATGGACAGAATCAGGAGCCTTAAAACACGCTAAAAGTATTGGGACTCCTGAGGCATGGGATGTTTATAATAAACTTGTTAAAAGTTACTTTAAATTAAAAGAAATACAAGAAAAACAAATAGAAAGGCCTGATTTGTCTAATATATATGCTTTACAAGCTTGTGTAAATAAATTAGTTGAACATGAAGAAAACATGCTAAAATTACAAGAAGATGTAAATTCTATAAAACAAGTTCAGGAAGAAAACGAGAATACTTTTAATGAATTACCCCTTTCTCATGACAATGCAAATGAATTAACTACAAGATCAAAAATTAATCTTATTGTTAGAACATACGCTCAAACTAAATATTTGAGTATGCATGATACTTGGAAAAAGTTATATTTACAGTTCAAGTATAGATATCATTTTGATGTATACGCAAGAGAAAGAAAACAAAAAGAAACAGGTAAATTAACAAAATTAGATATTATAGATCAAAATGGTAAATTAAAAGATTTGTATGATTTAGCTTCTGAATTATTCGGTAAGGAGAATCGATAATGGATAATTTAGATTTTATACATAAGACAAAAAATGAATTCAGAAATATAATATATAAATATAACCCAAATATTAAGATAGAAAGAGATATGTCTTTTTCTGATAAAGCTCAATATTTATATTTAGAATATTTTTATGAAAATGAGAAATCATATGAAATCATATTCAGTCATGGATTTATAGATATAAATGATTCACATTTTGAAATTATAGAAAATATTTATGAAGATGAGAATTTATCTAAATTTGTCGAAATAAGAAAAATAAAAATCAAATTTTACGAAGATTTTTATACACAAAACGATATGTTATTTATATGTAAAAGTGTATTAGAAAATTTTATGGAAAAGATTTCAAATAAGGAGAATAAATAATGACTTTTAAAAAATTTTTAGAGTTCGATAAAATAGATGGGAAAAGTGAACTTTATTTTATCGGGAATAATACAACTTTTGAAAATGAAACAATCGAAAACGAAACTATTACAACTGTTTTTGAAAACATTACATTCAAACATATGAGATTCATAAATTGCGACTTTAAGAAAGCTTCTTTTGATAATTGTATTATTAAGGATTGTAAATTTCAAGATTGTGAATATCCAAATAATACTTGGAGTGATATATTTGATGATAAGTGTAAAGTAACTCATAATATCGTAGATAATAGTAATACAAAATCAGATACAAGTATAGGAATATAATTAAATTAAAATTTTATATCAATTCCAATTTTAACAAAAGGTTGATTATAATATCCAACCCCTCCAATAATAGCAAATTTATAGTTAATAGGAACTCTTAAATCTATTCCACCACCTATATAAAACTTATCTGATTTCCAACCCATTACATAAGGTATTACAGATAATTTATATATTTGTGTGTCTACAGCTTTTTTATATTCTTTTAGTTGATTATCATATACAACTAATTCGTTATAATATCCAGTAAGCATTATATAAGTTTGTTCATTTTCTTTAGCAAAATTCTCGTTAAAAATAGAAAACTCAGAAGCAAATGTAAAATAATTCAAATAGGCGTTAAAATTACTATCATTTTTAGCACTTTTTAACTCGTTTAGTAATTGTATACCTTTTTGCCTAAAAAGTTCTGATTCTGAGCTCTTATTTTTAAGTTCTTGGATTTTTACTTGTAATTCGCTATCTTTTTTATCTAATTTTTTTCTTTGTTCTTCAATCGTTTTTTCAAGTTTAGATATATCGGGGTTAGTTTTATTTAAATTAAAAATATTTAATATTAAAATTAATATAACCCCAATAATTATTATTTTATCGAGATGTTTTTTTATAAATTCCCAAACTTTTTTTAGGATTTCTTTAAATTTTTTCAAAATAACATTAATCCTATATATACATCTTTAAAATCTTCAAAATAATCATCTATTGTAGTAATAGCATATTGGAAAATTATATCTTTTTTCTTTTGATCTTCTTCAAATGTGTCTACATATGATCTAAGAAATTTTGTTGATAATAATTGAGGTTCTAATAATCTTATTTCTATTTCATCTTTATCATTCAAGTAAGCAAGAATATTAATACTATGCCCTGATTTTTCATTATGTAAATTGGTATAATAGAAATTTAAAATACCAATTGAAAGCATCTTTTCATTCTTAATAATATCATCATTATTACTCAGAATGCAGAAAGCTTGAAATATTCGTGAAAACTTATCACAATCAAACGTTCCATCTCTATATTTAAAATTATTGTCAAATTCCAACAAGATATCTTTCAAATCATTTTTTTCACTATCATCATTTAATTTTGGTATATTATAATACCTATCCAAAAATAGATAAGAAGTATAACCTTTTTTGTAGTAATCTTTTGTGAGGCTATAGATATTATTTTTAAGATTTTGAGAATCTATAGAGTTTAACTCAAAACTTAATTTCTTATCTACATGTATGCCTAAATCAGGGTTATACCCCTTATCACATCCATAAATGGAGGAAAATATGAATGCAAATATAATTAATATATATATAATAAACTTTCTCATAACTGTCTCCTTAATAATTTGTTTTTAAATCCCAATATAAAACCCGAATTTCATCATCACTACTATAGAATTTCCTATTATCGGTTAAGTCTGTTTTTACACATTTTTGAAACTTGTCTATTCTTAATAATACTCCATGTCCATCTAATAAATCATAATTAGTATTAGGATTACCGAAAGGATCTTGTAAAATAACACCGAGAATTTCTTTACTTGTATAATCATTTTCCTTTATATTTAAAGATAATATATCTCTTAAATAAACAGCATGCCCCCCCTTAAATTTAGTTTTATTCTCAGGTTCCCATTTGTTATCTACTAAATAAGGTAAAAATGTGCTTATAACTAACCCTGTGTTATTTTTGTTTATATAGTTTTCTATCCAGTTTATATTCTTATAACCAAATTTTAAATAATATTTTGATTTCATCACTTTAGGGTGGATATTTATGCCATATTTTAAAACACCAAATATTTGGTATAGTTTTCTATCTCTTACATAAGTTTCAATCCAGTTTCCATAATTTCTAACTGCATAATCTACAATGCTATGGTATTGTAAAGCATATTCTTTTAATTCCCCTTTGAAATAATGTGTTAAATCATCTGGATTTATATCAATACCAAGTGTTTGCAACCCAATTGTTGCTGAATAAGGAACACAACTATTATAAGCTATTTTAGGATCACTACTTAACCTTTGATTCAAATATTTGGTGTCATTTCTTTTTATAATTTTTGTGGTTAATTCATACAATCTATTCAAAAAATTTACATCTTTTAAAATATCCTCTGTATCTACTTCTTTATCTATAAAATAAAAATCGTTAAATTCTTCAATTAATTTTATATCATCTTCTTCTATTTTATTATTAACAACATTTGGATAATATAATTTTGTATTGTTTAATGCTAATTCTATTTCTAATACGTCATTTATTCCATCTTTTTCATTCAGCCCATCTATTGGTTTATATAATTTATTATCTTTTTCTATAACTATAGATGATTCTGTATGTAGAACAGATAATTCCATTTTCAATTTTACTTTATTACTAAATACTAAAGATAGGATAAGTAAAACAATAGAAATTATAGATGTTATCAAAGATTTTTTATCTATCTTCTTCATATTTCCTCCAACTTTTTATTATTTTTTGTTGTAATTTTTTAAGAATTGAGAGTTCTTATTAGAATCTATCTCAAATTTATATAAATAATCATCCCCTTCTACATTTTCAAAGGTTCTATCTTGTTTCAAGCTTTCGTCTTTATTATTAATCTCATCCCCAAATTCTATTAAGGTATTGGCTTCCAAGTCTAACCCGAATATACCTGTGGATATAACAAGTATCGCTAAACTTGTACATAAAATGCCTATAAGTACTAGTAATAAATTAAATATTTTTACTTTTTTATTTTCTTTATCCATTGTTTCCTCCAAATTCTAAAACAATATTCTTAAATAATATGGAATATATTTTACATTGTCTTTTTCAAAATATTTTTCCATTATTTTATATAATTTACTCTTTAAATCTTCTTCTAAAACAGTTTCAATTAAATCGTAAGGTGAAAAAACATCCACAACAGTTTTATTTGTAGAGCTTTTTCTATACGCAAGTGTAATAACATGATTGTATTTTATAAAAGGTTTATAAGAAAGTAAACTTACTAATTCTGTTTTAAAATAAGTTTCTCCTAAATCACTTTTATCTATAACATCTTTTATAATTCTTGCGTATTCATAACAATTTTTGGAATGTTTTTCAAGATTTAAATAAAAAGTTCTAAGATATGTTATTAATGTTGTTGAAAACCAATTTAATGCCCCAAATAAGGGATCATTATAATAATTTGGTATAAGAGTTTTTTGTAAATCAAACATATCTTGTATATTTTTAACGTGATTTATCATATATAACAAATCATTTTTTTTCTTATTATATACACCCATTTTTTTAAATTTAATAAAATAATATAAATTAAATATTATTGTTGTAAATAGAATTATCATATATGTATATATATAAGAAAAAACCAAATATAGTTTAAATAAAAAGTTTTTCATTATTTTACCTCCATTTGTATTCATTATACAATATTTGTAGATAATTGATTACCTGTACCTGTATTGTTGACAGTAGCTATATTTGAAACAATCGCGTTATAATCGCCGTCTATTTGTATGATACCCGCTCTACAATTATTCCCTGTGATTGTATTTCTTAATCCACTACCTCTTACCCAAATTTCATATGTTGTGTTATTATAAAGACTATTACCTGTTACTGTATTATAATCCCCATCACCCACATAAATCCCAGCATTACCGTTATCTGTAATGGTATTTCCAGTTACAGTGCAATAATTACCACTTGTATATATCCTTACCCCATATCCTGAACAATGAGTAATACCATTTCCTGTTATAGTTATATTATTTCCAGATAATCCTATCCCATCTGAGGAAGCATTATATATAATATTTCCTGTTATTATACTGTCATCACCCGCACCACCTGTATTAGTACATAATATACCTTCATTTGCTACACTTAAAATATGATTATTACTTATTTGATGATAAGTACCATTTTCTATATATATACCATTAGTTCCACTCGTAATATAGTTAGATGTAACTTGTGTATTACTACACCCTGTTAATCGTATGTTACTTGCAGAATTATCAATCAATGTATTATTATGTATTTTTAAAACAGAGCTACCAGTACATACTATTAAAGCACTACTTAACCCACTTGCAAATTCTGTAAATTGGTTGTTTTGTATAACTGTATTATCATCACTTGTAGCGGATATACCATGTTCAGCCGCTGCAACATTAGAACCTATAAACTTGTTTGAGTTTATTTCAGTATTAAAGCACTCAGATGTAAGCGTAATTATAGTTCCATTCATATCATTGAAAACATTGTTTTGGATTTTATTGTAATATTTGTTTCCCGCTGTAGAATTACTAAATAAAATACCATAACTTCTATTCTCTATAATATTTTCAGAAATAATATTACCCTCACTTGTTCCTGTTATTTCAATAGCACCATAAGTTGTAGAAGTAGATATATTGTTATTAATAATATGATTGTTATCGCTTGAGATTAATTCTATCGCCGTATCATTTCCCGCAATTTGGGTATTACCTGAAATAACACTATCATCGCAACCTGTCATTGTCAAAAACTGATCTGATACAGAATAGTTGTTTAAAATTTTAAGTTTAGAAGGTGATAATCCTACTACACTAATAGAAATAGGAGTGGATGTATTTGTGAAATTATTACTTGAAATTTCTATATTATCGCCGTCATTTACAAAAATAGCCGAAGTATCCGCTTCTAATTCACAATTTGTAATATTACAAAATTGATTTGAATCTATAGCTACATTATAAGCCCCACCTTCTATATGACAATTATTTACTTGTATTCTATTAGTTCCTATGGCATTAACACAACGTATACCATAACCAGTAGAATCAGCTCTTGTAATAGCTAAATCCGAAACAACTATATTCGAGGCACCTTGAATTTCTATAGAATGGAAAGTATCACTAACAACTGTTTTTATATCTGTAGATTGCTTACCACTTCCTTTTAGATATACATCGTCATAAGTAATATCAATTGTATCATCTAATGCATATGTTCCGGGCAATAACATTACGATACCCCCATTGGCAGCCCCGGTTTCTACAATCGCGGCGTTTATTTCTACCTCATCAGATGTTCCATCACACACATAGTCAGCTGTTGCTTTATCTTTTGCAGTTGAATTGTAAGCCGCGACAGTTACAGATACAGTTCTATTTCTATTGTAATCGAAATTATCATTTTCTAATTTTTTAAATGTTAAATCACCACTTCCATCTTTTGCCATTACTAAATCAGCATTACCCGCTTGAGTTGTGTGTAAAAATTCCCAATTTGTAGTGCTTATACCTGATATATACCAACTACTCCAAGCTGAACCACTTGTAGAAGTTCTTGTAGCTATAGGTCTTAAATCCCCACTTGAACTTGAATCAAATCCAGAGACTTTTTGTGTTACTATATTATCAGAATCCGTTTTATAAGTTATTACTATAACATCACTATAAATATTACTCGCATTTATTCCCCAATCAGCTTGAACGCCTTGAGTAATTGTCACACCCGATGTATATGAATTAGGTGTATCTGATTCAACTTTTGTATCATCCGTTACAGTTTTTATTGTGGCTATATCTCTAAAGGTATTATTATCAACACTCGATATTACACCACTTACGGTTATAAAACTACATACCTTTATTCCAGATAAAGCGTCATTAGAACTTACAGTTACAGTTCCTTGATTTTGTATGTAAGGGTGTGATGTTAATACTGGATCTTGTGGAACAGATATATTTAATGTAGTTTCTGCATTATTGATATATACATAATAAGTATCATCCACATATAAGGATACATCTAAATTATAAATAGTTTCTAATCCACTTCTTATATTTGTTTGTTGAAAATACCCAGTTGATAAGTCGAATTGAGAAGTAGTTGCACCTGAACCTAATAATCCACTTAAAATTCCATCATTTATTAAATCTTCACGTATATTTTGAGACATATCTAAGAAGTTGTCTCTGTTTAATTCAAAATCTTCCACAAATTGTTTGATAGGTAATTTAACACCTAAAGAATCTCTATATTTTGAATATTTATCTAAACTTGTACTCATTCATATCCTCCGTTTTATAATAATCTTCCATCACCATTATTGTAATAATAATCTACATAAGCCAATGATAACGGGTTTGTAATAAATTGAATATTTTCCATATATGTATTATTGATGTAATTATTTAAAGAAGCACCTTCATAACTTACACCATGATATATTTCTACAGCCTTACTTGTATAAGCCCATTTTGATAAATTTGTTAATGTTTTATCTTGTGTGAATTCTTCAACTGTATCTATATATAAATAAAATTTATCATTATCACTCTTTATAACAATATGATGCCAATTTCCATCATTCACTGTAGTTGTTCCATCGTAAGTTAATGGTGAACCTTCAAACCTATCTACGACTAATCTTAATACATTAGTATTTAATTTAAGTTCCCAATCTAAGTTTCCACTTGTATCAACAATATTAATTATATTTCCACTTGTATTTGTAGTATTTATCCAAATTGAATAAAAGAAATTATGATAAGATGGAATTGTATCATGTTTAAGATAAGCTGTTCCACCGAAATAATAACTTTTATGATTTGTAGACACACCCGCATTATTTACAGTAGCGTTTGTATTTGTTCCATTTCTACCAACAAAACCTGTATCAAAAACATCAGTTCCACTTGTTTCTTGTAAATTCCAATTATGATCTGGTATATGAACTTGTGTAGGTGTAACAATAAATTTTGAGCATATCTTTGCTAACTTACTTATAGCTAAGATATGCGCATCAATTTCAGCTTGTGTTAAAAAGTCTAATCCTGTATAATCATTTAAAACTAATCCACTTATAACACTATCTAAAACAGGGGAGTATGTAGAACCCCCTGCTAATGTTGTAACCTTAGGGTCTAAATCGAATCTTATTGTATAATTAAGATAAGAAGCTACTGTAAGAGGTATACCATTTGCTAAATTATCCTCAAGATTAGATCCTGCGTCAATATCAAAACACATGGCATTATCATACATACTTTTTCTTTTAACAAAAAAATATTTATACCAAAAATTTACAGTTTCTCCAAAATATGTGAAATAATCCAATATTTTTTGAACATAAGCATATCCATCAAATAATCCCGTTAAACCTAATAGCCTAAATCTGTAATCATTATCACTTTCGCCTGAAATTCTTGGTATACCTAAGTTTCTACCCAAATTATCTAAGTCTGTTCCGGTTGCAGTTGTAATAAAAATAGCGTTATATACATAATCATTAATATTGTCATTTGCAGGATCACTGAAATTATAATCCGTTTCTAATAATTTAATAGAATTTGGTTTATTTAAGTTTGTATTATTTAAATAATCATATTCTAACACATTAAGATTTTTAGGAAAATTTTCATCTTTTTTTATATCATCTAAATTAAAACTATACATCTAATTTCCCCTTAATCATTTGTAGTATCAATAAGATTTACATTTAAGGTGTTCAATGTAGCTACTTCCCCCGCATTTATAACCACATTTGCGGTTGGTAATGTAAATGTTATATCGTAAATATAATCTACATTATCTCTTATATAACCCGCACATGCACTCAAAACAAAATCTTCTTTAACACCTAAAGTAGTAAAGAATCCATCTATTGCGTTTTGTATAGTGGTTACATCCACACTTGTATCCGTTCTATAAACATTTATAGTAATATTAATTGGAACATCCATAACTTCACTTGCAGTAACTACATTAGCAACACATTCGCTTTGTTCAGGATCGTTAAAATAATCTTCAACTTCTTGTATTTGAGCAGGAGATAAGGAAGCTACCCCCGCTAAGAATATATTTACATGACCATTGCCTTCTGAAGAACATTCTACATAAGCATCTTTTATAAAAGCAAAATTGCTTGCTTCAGTTATATACCAACTTTTAGTGTGTGGTGCAGGAGTTATAACGTTTTTAAGTCTTTCTCTCATGGAAGCGATACTTTCTTCATCAGTTCCACCACCTGTTACGGTTGTTGAATACACTATATTTACACCCGCTAAACTTGTAACTACTGTATTTATAGCACCCTGAACTGTATTCCCATCACTGCCTGCTTGAAAAGCTGTTACATCGACTTCAACGGTATAATATCCTAATCCATCAACAGGAGTAGCCGGGCTTATTGTTACTTGTTCATCAGTTTCAAAGACTATTGGCGTTTCATCGCTTGTAGAAACCTGAAAAAGTCCAGGTATTGTTATGGTACTTGTAGGTAAAGTTGTACTACCTATTCTTACGGTTCCACTTGCTTTTGTTGCAACACCTCTTGTTAAACCTTTATCTTCCAAATGTTGCTCTAATGCATCCTCGGATGCTGTATCATACCAAATATCATTTCTTGCTTGTTCTAAATTTTCATATAATTTATCTGTCATTACTACAAAGGCAAGAGAATGCCCCCTTATAATAGAAAAATTACTCCAATCAAGTATAGCACTTGCTTCTGGAAAATTAGAAACCGCAGCCGCTATATAATCGGCTTTTATATCGTCAATTGTAGGTCTACTAAATGCCACTTAACTGCACCTCCAATAAATTTGATTCGTTGTTTGTAGTATAAGTAATAATTAAAGTATTTGTATCCGTATCTAAACTAACAATTATACTTTGTATTTTATTATTTGTTTCATATAAACTTTCTATATAAGTCATAGCCGCACTTATATCAGTTCTATATAAATTAAAAATAGCCGTTCTTTCCCATATTAACCCATTAAGAATATTATTTCCAGTTAATAGATTTGTATAAGATTCTGATGTATAATCACCTATAGTTTTTATATCACCTTTGGAATTTATAATAATATCGCCTGCTATTACTCCCGTTTCTTCACTCGTTTCTTTAACTAAATCCCAATCAAGCATTTTTCCTCCTTAAGATAAAGATTCTAAATAATTTGTAAACTCATCAATTAATGTTGGATTTAAATTATTATTAATATCTTGTTCATCATTTTCATAAATAAACGAACCTAAAAATTCTACAAAATTATCTCTGTATTCTTTACAACTAATATTAATCTCACTTGTTCTATCTATATCTGTTTTAGACCAACCTAACACATAAAATTGATTTATTCCATGTTGTAGTAATAAAGGATGCACTATGGTTAATTGTTCATTAACAGATGTATTTAATAGATTTAATATCAGATTTAAAGAACTTTCGTATGTATACGTAGTATCATCAAGAATTTTAATATTTATAGTAAAAGAATAAGGATCCCTACCTGAAAATTCTAACCCGTTTCCTAATCCAGATTCTACAGGGTATTCAAATATTCTGTTTTTAGCAGTCATATTTGTAATAGAAATTGGAAAATTTATTATATTACCATTAATTACAACTCTATTTTCCCAAAATTCTTGATTAATATACTCATCAGTATAACCCGTTGGAACATAAATTCTTGTATTGTCATAAGAAGCAACACCAAGTTGTGATAAATATGTAGGATCGTTTAACGTTAATGGTAAATTTGTAGCCATTTTAAATTACTCCAATTTCGTTTTTGTGCTTTTCCACGTGCTTTCTTGTCCTTGTAACGCCGAAACTTCTCCTTGTTTTGCGGTTATAAATGGTATATCCGCAGGGTTTATAGGCAATAATCCACTTATAGGATCAACATGTGTATGTGATGTAATAAATCCTAAAGTGTCACTTATATATCCTAAAGTAGAAGCTAAGGCACTTGATATAGTATCCCCTAAAGGTGCGGATTCACCGTTTCCATTTAGTTCTAATGCTGTAGAATTAACAGTTATTTTATCGTTTTCTAAAACCGCACTTGAATTTTTATTTGTAATATTTATAGTACTATCTGTTATATTAATGTTTATATCTTCCCCACTTTGTAAATCAAAAGTATTGTTTATTATATCTATAGTGAAAACAAAATCATTTTCTTTATTACCAATTAAAATCCTATCTATCAATTTAGCCGATATTAAACTTATTTGATCGTCTCTGTATGATATAGCTACACAATAAGAGCTTATTTCAGGTATTATTATAATACTCCTAAACAACTTATTCTCTTCTTCTAAATGGATAGTATCTAATTCAACTCCTTGATATGTTTTTTCCCCTGATTCAATAGTACATGAATAATTTTCCTCGTCGATTTCAGTTATAGTACCTACAATTATTTTACATTGTTTATCCATTGTTTTATATATAGCTTTTTGTATAGAATTAACTAGCTGACTCATTTATATCCCTTTCTCTCAAAGTTATTTTTTGTTTTATACCTTGATAGGTTATATCCTCAACTTCAGAGACATATTGACCAAAATGATATTCTTCTAAATTAGTTAATATTAAATCAATTTTGTCTCCAGGCTTTACAAGTGGTTTACCAAATATTGTGAATTCTCCACCTACTAACCCATTGAACAATGTAAGTTTTTTCCATTGTTCTATAGCATAATCCTTGGGATTAAACCTGCCCCTTTCCTCTCCTGTTAACGGGTCTCTTTCTTTTTCTATGGCATTATCTCTTAATCTTTTAACATCACTAACTTTCAAATAAAACTCTACTATTTCTACTTCTAATGTATCGGGATTTAATAATCCAGTTGTGACAATTTCTTTTTCATTTTCTTTTTTTACTGCATATAATCGCATTGACGCATCCCGATCAAGATCTGTTGCAACAAGAGTCAAATCTAATGGGGATTTTGCCAAATCAACAGTAGTATTAACAACCACGTTAGAAGCAGTTTCTACGATCTCATATATTGAAGGGAAGTCAGTTTTTTGTTTCAATGTGTAATTAAATCCTCTTGGAGGATACATAGTCACATTGTAATCATATTTTTTTCTTCCTTCATCATTATAATCAGTGTAAGGCGATACTTGATATACAAAAACCCTTATATTTTTTTGAACTTGTTTTTTTAATTTTAAAGATTTTGAAATGATATTATTATCAGAAATAGTAACCCGAGGTATTGCTACTAAATTTAAATCTTCAAAAAAAGTTAATACCTCTTCTTCCTCATCATTAAAATCCATATAGTAATTTATTCTCGGTATTGTTATTAATTTTAGTCTATCAAAATAAAATTTATAACTAGGAGTTCCATACGTATAAAATAACCGTGTCATTGGAAAAAAATTATTTTTTAATGTCCAATCAACTTTTATTCTTGTTTTATGAGAAGGATCTTTTAATAATTCTGAAAAAAATTCATTAATATATAAAAGAGAATCAGTTCTTCTAAATACAGGGGGTACTGTATTTGTATTTCTGAAAATAAAATATAGAATATCTTTCCCTCTTATCGTATAAGGCTGTTCTTCAGTCATTTCTGTAACATAACCTATAAACACCGTTTCATTTTCATCATCATAACCACGTTTCCAAACTATTTTATCTCCAAATTTTATTGACTTTCTTGGTAAATTCTCATAAGTAGGTAATATTATCTCTATTTCACTTGGTTCTTCAAGCTTACGTTTAACAGTAACTTTTGTTACTCCAGGTATATTTAACTTAGGTGTTAATGTTCCATCGTATATTTTTAAATCATAAGTAACTCTTGCCATTTTTTAACCTACGATATCAATAAATTTAATTCGTCTGCTATTTCTTTCTTTATCATAGCAGCCAATTCTGATGCGTTTATATCACTCTTTACACCATTTATACTTATATTACCTATACTTAAACTAACGTTTTTATTTTGTGTTTCACTTCCCATATTTGTAACATTTGTAGGTGTAATATTTGGTAATTCTACCTTGCCACCTGTAGCGAATTTAGGAAACCCGTTTGTATTTATTTGTTCCAATAAAGGTAAAAATTTCCTTGTAGAATCCGCATTTACTACAAACTCGCCACCTGTTAATAAAGCTGGAATAGAATCTAATGGTGAACTTGGGCCTGTTATTAATCCACCGTTAGCTTTTTTTTGAGGGCCACTTTTACCAAATAAATTATCAAAAAAACCACTAATGCCACTAAAAACCCCAGATATGGCTTTACCTAACGCGGTTGCTAATTTAGGAACTTGAGCTATTAACGCGTCTATTATTTGTTTAGGTAAATCAAACACTAAGACTTTAATTATTCTTGGAAGTTCCTTTAAAATTGCTAATATTATATCAGGAGCTTTTTCATTTATTGCTGTTATAATTTGAGGTATTGCCTCAACTATTGATAATATTATATCTGGTATAGCTTCAATAATACTCATTATTATTTCAGGCAAAGCATCTAATATAGAAGTTATAATCTGTGGAATAGCTTCGACTATTGAATTTATAATTTGAGGTATTGCCTCAACTATTGAATTTATTATTTCTGGTATCATTGTAATAATAGAATTTATAATAATTGGAATTAAATTAACTATTGTATCTATTAAAGTAGGTATTAAAGTTACAATAGCCTCAATTAATGTTGGTAATAGTGAAATAATAGATTCTATCAACCCAGGTAAAAGATCAATAATCCCTGTAATGATACCAGGTAATAATTCTACTAAAGATTGAATAAGATATGGTAAAACTTCAATTATACCACCAATAAGTTCGGGTATAAGGGATATTATAGCTTGAATCAATGTTGGTAATAACCCAATTATATTTTCAATTAAACCTGGTAAAAGAGCTAAAATACCAGCAATAAGGCCAGGTAATAATTCCACAATAGCATTTATTAACGTTGGTAATATTCCTATAATACTATTTATCAATGTAGGCAATAGTTGAATTATAGAATTTATTATTTGAGGTAAAACACTTATTATAGTATTAATAAGATTTGGTAATAAGGCACTTAAAGATTCTACAATATCAGGTAATAACCCAATTAACATTTCAACAATTTTAGGTAATTCTGTTAATATCGCCTCGATAATTTTAGGTAATTCTGTTAATATTGCTTCTATTATATTCGGTAATACTTTTATAAAACTACTTAATAAAGTAGTTAATATCTTTGTTAAAGCTGTAGCTATTTTAGGCAAAGATGTTGCTAAGGAAGTTATTATCCCAGGTAAAGCTTCCGCAATAGAGTTTATAATGGCGGGTATCCTTTCAGCCATTTTATTTAATCCTTTAATTACCATATCCATTATTATTGTAACAATTCCACCAAAATCACCTGTTTTGAATTTATCAAATATATCTGTTATAATTGGAACAAGTTTATTTGCCATACTTAAAGCACTATCCATAAGGCCTTTAAATGCGTTTCCTATAGCTTCTAAATCAATTAAATCTAACAAACCTTTTTTTACAAGTTTTCCATCAACTTTTTGAAAACCTTCATTTAATTTTTGACTTATAAACTTATCAGCCTCATCCAGGCCTAAATCCACTGGAATTTGAACTTCTTCCCCACCAAATAATAAATTTCTAACGCCTCCTATAGTATTTTTTATAGTACTTTGTAATTGATCAGATGTTCTTAATTGAAATCCTTGCCATGCCGATTGAAATAAAGCCACTTGACCTTTTAGAGTATCATTGAACTTTTTTTCGGCCGCGGCTAATTCCCCACTTGCTTCATTTATTTTTTTAGCGTTAGCTCTTATGTTATCAGTTCCTTGATTAACTAATGTGAAGAAAGTAGAAAGACCTTTTGTTCCTAATAAATCTTTCATTATGTTCCAAGTATCCGCATCTGTAAACTTGCCTAAACTATTGAAGAATCTTTCTGACATTTCCTCATTATCTTTTATCAAGTTTCCTATAAAAGATACAGCCCCTTCGGTACCAAGTCTTCCTAAAGCATTTAAGGATTGTTGACTTTTATTAAGTGTCTCTATTAAAAAATCCTTTTGAGAATCTTTAGAAGTCTTATTAAAAGTTTCCATTATTTTTTTTAATTGATCAGGATGAGCCGCGTATAATTGAGTTATAGCATCTAATGCGGATTGAGTGTCAGGTAATAACTCATTGAATCTTGGCATTAAATTCTCAAAAGTAGAATTTAAATCCTTAAATAATAACCCTTCATTTTTAAAACCTTTAAATTTTTCTTGAAACTTATCTACAATATCCAAAACATCAAGCATTTTACCTTCGGTATCAAATAAAGCCTTCGCATCTCCTTCAAATAAACTGGCTATTACAGATTCCTTTTCACCCGCCGCACCAAACCTCTCAACTAACCTCGCAACATCAGTCCCAGCCTTGCTTGCTGATATACCTGAATCTTTTAAAGCACCCGCCATTGCGAGTGAAGTCCCTATAAAACCTTCAATGTGCCCTTGGAATACTACTACTTTAGCACTCATATTACCTAAAACAGCCGTTAAATCACCCATTTTGATACTACTTACTTGAGTAGTTTTTAATAATTTATCTAAAAGCCCCTCAGCATTTTCGCTTTCAACTCCAAATCCTTTTAATGCGGCTGTTACAACCTTAGATGATTTTTCTAAACTTAAATTTCCTCCAACTGCTAATTTTAAAGTTGGTTGTAATAAATCTATAGAACCTTTAACACCAAAACCCGCAGAGGCTAAATTATTTAAAGCATCCGCGGATTCGACGGCTGTAAACATAGTTGTTTCACCTGCTTTTTTAGCGGCTTCAGACAATTGATTAAATTCTTCTTCTGTAGCTCCCGCTGTAACTCCTACTTGTGTAATAGCCATTTCAAAATCTTGGCCAAGTTGAATAGAATCTTTGAAGAAATTACCAAGTTGAACGGCACCTACTTTAGCCATATGCCCAATAGAACCTGTTATACTCTTCATAGAGTTTAAAACAGCATCTTTACCTTTTGTTAGAAAATGTATCGAAACATCTACATTTTTAGCCATTTATTTTACCTTTTTCAACACCTCTGCTAAGGCTTCCATAGTTCCATCTCTTATTATATCCTTAAAGAAATCTCTTAAGGATAACACATATCCAACCGCGGTAAGGTATTCATCAGAGAACACATCTACTTTATTTATATCTTTAGTAAAAAACTCGTTTACTTTATTTTTAGGTTCCTTACCAAAGAGAGCTAATACATTCTTTTTTATTCTATAAAATACATTATTTCTAAGATTATTTTTAATATAATCTTGTACAAAGAAAGTTTCAATCAAATAATTGAACAGCTCGTTCTCTTTAAAGTAGTCCTTACCATAGTCTACAACTTTTTTGAGCGGCTAACCGCATTTAAACTTGTCTTAGATATAATTTCTTTTACTAATTCATCAAAAGTTCCTAAATGTGCCTCTTCAAAACGTTGCATTTCCTGAAATGTTGGAAATATACAACAATTTTGGAGTATATCTTCATTATCAAAATCTTGTAATTTACCCGAATTAAAGAGGCTTGCTTTCTTTTTTATCTCTTTAAATTCTTGTGAAGTAGGCATTCTATATACACAATAATAAATGTTATATTTATTGCCTTCTGAATCTATATGTTTTCCATCTTCTTCAGGTATTTCCAATTCCCAATCAAAAAGATTGTGTCTTTTCTCTTTTTCTTCTTTGATTACCTTATCAATTCTTTGTTGATAATTTGTTTTTTCCTCTATTTTTATCATATTTCCTCCGATTATTTACAACTTTTAGTTAAAATTTTAAGGTTATTATACACCTTTTGTTGATTTTTAATGTTATCATACATAATTGTTAAAAAGATTGAATTAAGACGCTTTAAATCACTTGTATTTGGATTATTTTTGTTGAGTATTTCTTGGTATTCATCATATATATCTTGTGTAGAATCACTGAAAATTACAGTATCTATTTTTAATTCTTGTGAGCTTAGATTATTTTGGTTAGTGTTTATAAATAATACTAATATTACGAATATTAATATTATAATAGTTATATTTTTTGTCATATTTTCCTCTTTTTTGTATATTTTAAATTAAAATAATACAAATTTAAAAATAAGTCAAATTTAAACTTCCCCTAATGCCGTATAAATATGAGGTCTTTCTGTAAAAATTAAATTGATCCTACCCGTATATGCCTTATCACCTTGTTTTCTTGTAGATTCTTTACAACTTTTCAATTTTACATTTTTATAAACAGTTATAGAATTTACAGTTGGTTCGGCTCTTGCCGATCCCATAACTTCTAATATCAACATATTGTTTTTGTCTGCTTGTGGTGTTTCTATCCATCTTAAGAATGATACTAAATCTTGTCTTAATACATTAAAATACCCACTTTGTGTATCAGAATTATTAGAACCCGAAGCGTTTTTATATCTTCTACCTATTGGAAAACTATAATTAGGTGTATATACTTCCTCATAATCCATATTGGATATATCATTTACACCTCCAAAAGTAGGAGGTTCAAATTCTTGTATTCCTGGTAGATACAACGCATTAATTAAATACATTGTGGAAGACCATCCATGTTGCAAAAACAGGTTGGGGATTAGACCTGTTATTTGTCTTACATCGTAATCCGCTATTTGACCACTTATAATCCCCACTGTGTTTTCTATATTTCCTAAAGTATTTACAAGGGTTTCAAATGCCATATTATACTTTCCTTGTTATATCTAAATCACCCTCATTAGGGAATCTTAAATCTAAAGTATACATAAATGATTTATCACCTTGATTCATATCAGGTTTAGTTATCTTAGTAACTTTTACATTTCTATATGTTTCTATAACTTGATCTACGATAGCATTCTGATCTGGATCAGATGATATTACAATTGTCAATGGTGTATTTGTTAATTCTACTTCTTGAGCATTCGCAGTTAATTGAACTAACATATCTAAATAACTATCTTTTAATACATCAATCGCACCTACATCTGGTTCCGTATTTCCTACAGAATAACCTATACCACTTACCCCTTGACCATAAATGTTTTCTACTCCAAATTCTATATCAGGTGTTTTTATTCTTTGTATACCTGGGAAAACTATTCCATTTATAGTAATAACCATTTGACTCCAACCGATAACCTCACCGATTGAATCAGGAAAATTACTTATTGCCATTCTTATTACCTCCTATGCGCTATATTGAACTGTTATATCTAATTCATCAAGCAATAATGTTTTATCTATAACTATTTTTAATCTAACAGTACCATTCTGTAAATCTGTTAAACTTGAAAGAACTTCTACATTAATATCTGTAACTTGGCCACGAGTATTATTCAGTATATAAGTTTCTATTTCTGTAGCTATTGCTATTAGAGAAGAGGCATTATTTAAATAAGTCCTCTTCAACATCGTATCACCTTTAACCTGTGCCAATCTTCTTACTCTATTAGCTACTCTAATATCTCTTATATATTTATATGAACTACCACTTGTACTCATCAAGTTTGAATTAGCTATAAAGTCCCCGTCAATATTTGGTTTGTCATATACAACTACATATCTTGCCTCATCCAAAGTATCTCTATAAGCTCTTAAAGCATCTTTATCAACTACACTTGTTATACCTGAGTCTAATAAATTTACATAATTGATATCTCCTGCGTCGAATCCTACTGGAACTACTGAATAAACACCCATTAATATGGATGAAAAGTTCTTATTTGTATATAGATTTGTATTTATAGAAAATGGTGTTATAGCAATTCTTTTATCAAAAAACGGTGTTGCTTCATTAACTGTATCTGTAACCCATGCTGAAACAGTTTCAACAGAGGTTCTTTGATCCGGTTGCATTATACACCATTGTGGATAACCCGCATCCTCAATTTGGTCAAGAATTTCTGTCATGTATAGCCATTCTGAATATTCTGTATCCTCTGCAACTAATATCATCCCGAAATTTCCATTATATTTAACATCATCTCTTACTAATATAGTGCTTAAACTATCGGAAAATGCTTTTAATATATCAGTTGCGTAAGGTGCTGTTGCAGTAACTTCGGCATAATCTCCTATGTTATAACTTGGAGCCGAACCATCTGTAAATGTAACTGTTACACCATAACCTATATAAACACCTGTTCCAGATGCAGGGGTTGTATAAGTATCACTCCAAGTATCTCCACCGTTTATAGAATATCTATATTTAGCCGTTGCACATTGACCGCCTACTAATATTATTTCTACTTTTATTTCCATATCTCGTGTAGGTGTCCCCGCGATTCCTATAGTTCCATTACCTGTTATAACACTTGTTACAGTTCCTAAACTACCCGCATTATCATTTGTAGGTCTTATAGCATAACATCTTCCTGGTGATCCATAAGTATTTACACTCGCATTAAAATACATCTTTATAGCGTCATATAAATGTCCGCCTTTAACTATAGTATCTACAGAATCAGGAGTTACTAATACAGGATAATTAGCCAACATTGATCCATTCATTGTAGCGTACCATTTATCACCTAATGTAAAAGGTGATGTTCCATCTGTTAAAGTTATAGTCATGTTTTCTATAAAATCAAAAGCTACTCCACTTGTTTGACCTACAGAAGATATAGGATCTGAATAATTAGTTCCCCCATCGATTGAATATCTAAAAGCCATTACACCAACTACACCTGTTGTTGTTACATCTATAACTAAATCCAAATCCGCTGTAGGTTCATTAGCAAATGCAACTGTTCCATCACCTGTATTTCCTGCGTCGGCTGTTACACTACTTATAGCACCACTTGGGCCGTTAGCTACAATTAACGGTGTGAAATCAACATCTTCTAAATTTGGTATACTTGCGGTTTCTGCTAATCTTGTAATCGTTCTTGGTGTCATTTAACCCTCCTATTATTGAATTTCTTCTCGATATCTTACATTACTTGTATCGATATCTGTAATTTTATAGCCACCTTCTTGAATAAAAAATAAGGAGTACATAAATTCCATAAAAATCTGTGCTACACATACACCTGGTTTTTTAGATTCTAAAGATGCTATTTGATTTCTTTTAAAATTTAATTTTATGTTATTTGTAATATCGTTTTCTTCATATGGTATTACATCTGTATTAAATACAGTATAAAACCTATCTTTATGTAAAAATATCTTTTCCCTTGAATCAAAGATATTAACAATGCAATTTAAAGTCTGACTGACAACTTTATTATAAATATAATTTTCAGTATTTGAAATATTTCTTTGTGAATACTGTTTAGTAAATATATTTTCATCATTAGCTATATCAAAGTATATCATGGCAGCGGGTATATCATAAAACTTTGTAGGTGTATCATCCAAAACATATAAAAAACATTTTTCGGATGGAATACCTATTGTTATTAATTTCGTTTTTAAGAAACTATATACTATGTTAGCCACACTGTTTACATCACTCACGTATATCACCTTTTTCCAAGAAGTTTACTATTATTTCTCTTGCTCTTTTTACTTCCTCTTCCTCAAACCCTAAGAATTCTCTTTTTTCTATGTTATGTGTTCCATATTGATGATAAACGGCATAATCCACATCTGTAAATATTTTATATCCGTCATTATATATTTCTTTTTCTATTGAATCTTGTAATAATCCTGTATCATATAAAATAGTAGCATGCCCTTTTCTCATAATTGTGGAAAATGCTAAAGGTTTCCAAGGTTCGAAATCAGGGTTGACCTGTTGATCCCATCTTTTATCAGTTCTTTTTAATGTCTCATTAGCCAATTTATTAAATACTTTCTTCATACCACTTTTTAATCTGGTATTTAATTTAAGTATGTGATTTCTTAATTGTCTATCATCTACTCTAATATTAACCATTATGTGAATACACCTTTACTTTTTACTCTTTTTCTTCTTTGAAATCTTTTTTATCTTTGTCATTCTTAGAGTCTTCATTTTTTGAAATCTTTTCTTTTTTTTCTACTTTCTTGATTTCAATTTTTGAAATTTCTTCAAATACATTAATTCCTTGAAATTTTAAATTTTTAGCGTATTTTACTAATTCATTTGGTATATTGTAGATTTTATCATATTCCTTATAAACATTTTTTAATTTTGTGTCTGTATAATCTATTTTTAATTTATATCTAAATTCCATTATAAAATTCCCCCCTCACTTAAGGTTATTTTTCTGTCATTCTCACATTCTATTACATAAAACATCGCACTACCTAATCTATAAGCATTTGGATGTATATATTTAATTACAAAAGGATTATTTTCATAATTATCTGTTCCTATATGTATTATGTTATACCCTTCTTCTAACAATTCTTTATCTTTCGGATATATATAAAAAGTTTGTGTTTTCTCACTTGAATACCCTACATTTGTTTCAGGGGAAGTTAATAAACTTGATTTAGTTCCAGGATTTTTTAATTTCCTAATTCCATTTATGTAAAATATTTCATCATTATTTTTTATAGTTAAGGATACTTTAAATCGATCCCATAAAAATCTTGAAATCATTTATTAACCTCAAATCAACTTCATACGTGTCCTTGTCTTAGAAAACAATAAATTCAATACTTGATTAGGTAATTTACTGCCATATTGAACCGTAATAGTATCTATACTTTCTCTTAATATATTAGGACTTAAATCATCTTTATATTCTATAATCCATAAAGCTAATATACATGTAGCCTCTTTGATTTCAAAAGGTGTTTCCTCATAACCAAAATAACCTTCAACGGTTGTATATTTAGAAAATTTATATTTATCTACATAGCTTATTATAGACGTTATTTTCCTTTTTCCTTTGGTGTATTTTACTTCAATCTCAGTATCATAATCTTTCACATAATCCAAACTAATTACTGGATAGGGTGTAAATATAGAGTAGTCATAGATATTCAAATCATCATATGTAAACTTTAAATATCTTACATCAAAAATACTTTTAGTTAAATGGTCTATCATATCCATAGAAACTTGAATGTAATTTTCTATTTCACTATCTGTCATAGCAGTTGTTAAATTTAAAGTATCTTTATTTCTGACTTCCTCTATACTACAATACATTATAATTCACCCCATTGTGCTGAAATAGCACTACTCCACTCATAAACCTTATCATCCGCTTTATTTTGAACAACATACCCATCCGAAGGTGTTAAAAACGCCCATTGTGTTGCATCAGTTGGGTCATAAGGATTTGCAGTATTAATATAAACCGCTAATTTTTCATCCTGTGATGCCCATCCGCTTAAACCCGTAGTCTTAACAATATATTTAGTTCCTACATTTGGTTCGGTTGAAGGTGGTGATGTTTGATAACCTGTTATTAAATCATCTATATTTGTTAATAACAATGGATTTTGAGCTATATAATTTGTATCTACTTCTAAAAATAATAACCATTTGACCGCATTAGGTGCATAATATTCCCTGTATTCATTTTGTAATTGTTCTAAATCTGAATCTGTTAAAATTTGATTTAAATCATTTAATTTTACTATCCAAGAAGAAGAACCTTCTTTAACTGCAACCCCATATTTAGGGCTTGTGTAATAATCACTCATAATTCACTCCTATAATTTTACCCATGATCCGCTTTCATAACCCCAAAAACCAATGCTTGTAAAAGTTCCGTTTGTAGATGTTACATATATAAAATCCCCATTCGCGGGTGTCAATCCAGAGGCTTCAGTTGCATTGAATTGACCTATTTTAAGAACCCCACTTATGCTTATATTACCAGAGCTATCTTCATTTAAGCTTGAAAACTCTATCGCATTTTCAGAATCGTTTACTTTTGTAAAATTCCCCGCTTCGCTTATATATGTGGAGGGTGTATCGTTAAGTCCTGTAAACTCGGTTACTCCTCCACCACCAGCACCACCGCCAGCGGTTGAATTAGGAATTTTACCTCTCAAATCTTCTGTATTATATAATGTCCATGATTGTCCTACAGGTCCTAATTGGAAAGTAAATCTTGCTATAAGAAAACCTACTCCCTTAAATTCATCTGGTATAGAATAAACTGAATAATTATTAGCATCATTTACAGCCAAATCAGGTGATAATCTTGCATACGATCCAGTAGGTAAGTTTAACATTATATGTGAGGGTTCACCTGATTTATTTGCTACCCCCCATAAAACAAAACTAAAAGATTTATTTGCTAATGTATTTCCTAAAGCATCTGTAGTTTCAGAATTAAGATTTAATATTTTTTTATAAGAAGTTGTAAAATTATTTACAACATGTATATCATCAGCTATATATCCATCAGCGGTTGTATCTGGTATAGGCTCTTCAACTGTTATAATAAAATCTGGTGCTGAATATGTTGTTGAATCTATTGTATATAACCCATTATTTCCAGTTGACCCATTTACATTTATTAATCTACCATCAGGAAATATAGAACTTAAGTCCCCATCTCCACTTATTGTGAATGTTTTTAACACTATATCTACAGCATCAATTGTATGAGGATTCATATCTAATATAGGAAAATTTTGCCTATGTAACTGATAAACTATACCAGAAGTTACTTTTATAAACACATTATCAGGAGTTGGAGTTGAATTAATAGTAACAGAACCTGAAGTTCCAGAAAACCACTGTGCTTCAAATTGTCTAAGTTTTTCCCCTATATGTAAAAGGTGACCTTGAAAAGTTTTAGTATCTTCAATATGATCATTCCAATTTTGATTACGTAATGCACCATTATGCTGAACACTTACAACTGATTGTAGTAAAACTTGTGCAACTTTGATATGCTCACTATCGTAAGGAAAAGATGACGTAGATACCGTTAATGTTTTAGTTGATTTAGGAACATATACGTAATTAACCTGTGGGTTTGTATCTGTTCCTGCAGTTAATACTATTTCAACAGGTGGCATTGTTGTAAGCATTGAGAATCCATCACTAAATATCATTGTCATATCATCATGCCCGTTTGATGGATTAAGATAACCGGTTATAACACTGCCATTACTTTCAATTCTAAAATCAAAACTTTCCCTAAACGCCCCATTCCAAAAATTAATTGCTGTATCTTGTGATTCTTCTCCTCTTGGAGATACAAATAATTCCCCATTTGTACTATCCTTAACAGCAATTCCACCTATTTGAACTCTATAACTTGGAAAAGATGGAGGAGTTGAAGTTAACTCACCCGCTGTAGTATCACTTAAATAAACTGTATCGCCAAGATTAAAAGTTGAGGTGTCTAAATTTCTTACCTTACCAAATTTTACAGCTAATCCTATAGAACTGGCAGGGATATCCATTGTTGTTACCCATATAGCACGTTCAAAACCTTCATGAGTATTTGCAATAGCTTTGTCAATATTTATAATATTTCCCGTTAAACCACCTGACGGTTGAACGACTTTCCCATTATCAATTTGATAAGCATTAGCATTATATACAACTATATAGTCTTCTTGTCCTACTTGTAATACAGGGCCAATACCCGTTGAGATATTTAATGTATAATCATCAGAATTCCACCATACCAATCCTTCGGGTTCTGTACCTGGTGTATATGTTGTATCAAATTGTATTTTATTAAAAATTGTTGATGGGGAAGAATTTATATCTTTACTATATATAATTATACCTTCAACTTTAGTCCCTATAGGTAAAGTGGATGTTAAAGTTTTATTTGAAGGGTTAGTTATAATAAAATTTGTATATTCTGTAGAAGCTGAATTTACCCATCCGCCGAAATCCGCATCATAATATAATTCTGCATTGGATGTTAAATCTACAATTTCATTTATTACTATTTCAGAAACAGTACCAGGTAGATAAACCCAAATATTTTGACCTGCTTTAATATTCAAAGCTGATATACCTAAGATAGGGGAGTTCCCCCTGTTTAAGCGGTCTCCCCTTAGGTCTATACCATCGCCTTGATTAACATCTTCAATGGATGTTTTGTATATTTTATATGCTAATTTGTCATTTATCAACCTAGTTTCCAAATTTCCACCCTTAGCTAAAATCTAAATAATCTACTCCATACATGTTTGTTCCGTCACTAATAAATTCTATAATATCAACGTCTCCTGCACCAGTAGATAATGTTGGAGCTGTGCCACTTTCCCATAAATAAGCTGTATCCCAAGTTATAGTTCTACTACCAGTACCATCTTGTATAACAAATAATGTATATCTAGCTCCACTTGTCATATTCAATGGGTTAGCCATGTTTCTATTATCTCCAAGTGTAATAGATTGAACATTCCCATCATTGAAATCAGGTGTAATTGTAGCACCATCCACAAGTGTTACTATTGGAGCACTTATTTGACCTTTATGTAATATAGAACCTTTATCAACTACGAATTCATCTGTGTTTACTTCAATTTCATTACCTGTTCCAGTGTTTGTTATTAATAAGGTGTCAGGATTATTTGTAACATCATTTTGAACTAATGCTAAACATTCAGAATTTACTGTATCCGCAATTGTAATTGTCTTTTTTGTAGCTAAAGCATCCGTGAATTCAACAGCAGTCCCACCCGCATTTACGGCAAGTAACTTACTGCCACTTGAAGTATAAGCACTTGGAGTGTCTGTCAAGGATAAGAAATTAGTTCCTGAAGAAGCCCCACCTACTCCTCTTATAACAACAGCATATACATCTTCTCCAGCTAGTATTGTAGAGGCTGTAGGTGTTTTGTCTACAGGTTCAATCAATACAGCACCAACTATATCTGTAGAGCTTGCCTGTTCCCAACCTGTACCATGAGTATATTTTAATTCTATACCGGTATTAGCATCAAATCCGGTAGCTATTGTTATTCTAGCAATGTTTGTATTCAATGGATAATAGTAAAAAAAAGTTCCACTTGAAGTATTTTCTGCCATAATACCAACACATGAACCTGTTGTCGATTTTCTATCACCAAGAGAGTCTAACGCATCACCTTTAACCATTGCTTCGTTGGCTACCTTATAACTTTTTATAGCTATAGTGCCATCTTCCATTCTTTTAAATTCCATAATAACCTCTCTGTGTATTAATATTAAGGCATGTAATAACTTACAACTCTTACTACAATATCTCCATCTACTCCAGGTGTACCTAAAATATCAATCAATTCAGCAACTACTTTTTCACCCGTGGTAGCTGCGATTAATTTACCTGTTAAAGCTTCTACCATTAATTCAAAGCTTGTTCCTAAAGTTAAGGCACTTGAATCCGCACATGTAGCTACAATTTCGGCTCCAATACCCGCATAAGATAAATAATCACCTATAGCGCCTGTAACCATGTTACACCCTAAAGAATCATCGCCCGCTCCTGTAGGATAGGTTGTTCCTTGTGTATTTATAAATCTTTTAGCAGCAACAATTGTAGTACATGGTCTTTTGGATCTAATCCAATTTATATCAGCCATCTTATTTAGCTCCTTTCTTGTTTGTATCTATTTTATTATCTTCTTCTATTTCTTCTTTAATTTCATCAAAAATATTTCTTTCAATTGTATCTCCACCATGTGAAATAATTTCTTTCATGGATAAAAGATACTTAGTTAATTTTTGATTATCACTTGTTTTTAAAGTTTCATCTACTTCAACAGGTTCATTCTTAACAAATTTAATTTTTAAAAACTTATCATTATGCCCTGTTGATTTTTTATTAGGTATTGCCACCGAATATTGTGATCCAACCTTTAAAGCTAATTTCATTCACTTCCTCCAAAATTTTCAATTAAGCAATTTGAATATTGTTTAATTTAACAACCATTTCTTCTTCTAAGTATTGACAACCAACTCTACCACTTACATGAAGTGTAAACACTTCTCTATGTCTATCATCGATTAAATCAATATTAAATTGTCTATAGATTCCTATTAACATGTTTTCAGGTGTTGTAAAAAGACCTCTTGTGTCTGTATTACTTCCACTTGCATAAGTATCGATAATAGAATCTAATTGTATAGGATAACCTAAAGGATTAGGGTTTAATCTTGTGTTTCTTGCCTCATCACCGAGCATTGTATCTACATTTGTTAATCCTAAAATATATGTATCTCTTGTTCTTGGTTGTAAAATCCATTTACAGTTTCTTAATTGAGTTCTATATCTAAGAGGAAATAAAGCTAAAGCTCCATCAAAGTGTGTTAAAGAAATAGGATTGTTTACTAAATCATATACATTTGAAGTAGCTAATTTCAAAAACCCATTCATTCTTTTCAGTTCAACATCGGAACTTGTAGTATCGCCATTCATAACATAATCACTAATATCTTCAGCAACTTTTCTAGAAATTAAACTTCTAAGTTGTGGGATTAATTGGTTTCTTGCGATATTATCTTCAATAGTTTCATATGTAATATCCATTTCACCAATGTATTTATAAGTTGTTAGTGTTACAGTGCTATGTGCGGGATCTACTTTATCTCCATCACTTAATCTTATACCTTCATTAGCAGGTTTTATAAATCTACTTGTTATATCTAATTTATTAAAAACTCTACTCTCATTACTCATTTGAACAACATTTGCGTATTGTAACGTTGTTGGTTCAGCTCTAAGCTTTTCTATAAATCTTCTTGCCTGTTCAGGTGATCTAACACCCAATGTACCAAGTTTATCTGTTGATAACGCTTTTCTTAAATCTACTACATTACCCATAATTTAAAACTCCTTTGCTCTTACTTTTGATCTTCATCATCCCCGAATAAACCATTTTGGAACATTTTTTCAAATGGTTGAGGATCATTGGTTTTAGATACACCCTTAGCTTTTGCTAATTTATCTACAGTTTCTATATTTGTATCCAGTTTGCCACTAAGATTTTTAACAATATCTTTCAATTCTGTTATAGAATCCATTAAAATCTTGTTATTGTTCACCTGTTCATTGTAGCTTTTTTCAAGCTCTAACAACTTTTCTTGTGTTGGATCTGTATTAGATTTTGAAACTTCATTTCCAGTCTTTGTTTCATCTAATTTTTGATCTTTATTTTCATCAGCCATAGATTTTTTAACCTCCGATTTATCTGTTTTATCATTTTTTAAAATTTCTATTTGTTCATTTACAGCATTTTTTATTAACTGTTCTAAATTTATATCTGTTTTTATACCTAAAATTGTAGATAATAACGATTTTATTATATCATTAGAATTGTTATTTATAGATTTTTCTATATCTTCTTTTTCTGCTATTCCACCTATAGAAATTCCTTTAAAATTCCCATTATCAAATTCACTTTTACCGAATTCTGTTAATTGCATTCCAACAATCATAGCACCTTTAACTATTTTATCTTCCGGAAACCCATAATGTTTTGCTATAAATCCTGAATCGTCATACTCTGTAAAAGCATAATCCACAACATCATTGTTAAAGTCCGTATGTTCCTTGCCTATACGTAATCCACCGTCAAATATTGTTTTCTTTAATCTCTCTGTAGCTTTTTCTATTTCACTATCGGTTATTACATCCCCTTGTTTGTCAGGTTTATTTGGGACTAATGCATATTGAAATATTTGGCCTTTATCATTTTTATGTATAATGTTTGTTTCTATTTGAATAGAATTATCAGATTTTCTTACAATTACTGTAGCTTCCTCAACTGCGGGTGATTTTGTAACAGAAATTTCATGAATATCAACATTGGATAATTTAAATAGTGCTTTACTCATAGAATTTCTCCAATTTAAATTTAACTATATGTAATATAACATTTTAATATATACTATAGTAAAATAAAAACATATAATATACAAACTTAAACTGTATTATACCCTTGTATTGAAAAGATTTGTAAAAATTATTGAATTTTTTTAATTATTTTTTAAGATTTGCGTTAAGGATTGATAAGTAATATATTCTATTACTTTATTTTAAAAAATGTATAGTTTATATTATGTTTTTGTAACACTTTACCGATTTCATTTTGAACATTTTCAGGTATTTCAATGCTATTTTCATTAGATTCTTCCGTGTTATTCATATTATCAAATTCTGTAATACGTTCATTTTTCCATTCAGAAATTAATAAATCTTCCTCACCTTCTACTTTAACATCGGTATTAAATATTTCATTAAAAATATCATGTATATTCTTAACAGGTATGATATCATTTTCTATAAAAGGTTTAAGCATCTCAACAACTTCTTTATAATCGGTAATGTTTGGAGTATTAAGCTTAAATTCATGGTATTTTATCCCTATTTCTTTAAGTATTCTATTTACCATGTTTTCTAATTCGGATCGATACGATTGAAACTGCTGATTAGCCATTTCAACCGCCATTATCGCAGTATTTCTGTTATAACTTTCTTCTAATCCAAGTAAAATAGCAGGGATATTAAACAACATACGAATATTTTTAATTGTTTGTCTAATGTATTCTAAGAACTGCCCATCTTTTAAATCCATAGCAGGTAATTTTTCAAAACTCACATTAAATTTATTATCCATACCTGAATTAAAATTTAATCCTACTGTAGATCCTGAGTTGTTCTTTTGTAGGTTTTCTATTACAATCAGTTTTGCCGAGTTCTCTATACCTTTAGCCGAATCTAATAATGTGGTTAATTCATTGTATGTATCCTCATCAAGAACACCATCGACAACAACAGCCATAGATACAAGCATGCCATCTTCAAACCAGTTTTTATTTAATTTTGTAGCGTAATAGAAACCCATTATATCATTGAATCCACCTAACCATATAGGATAAGGGTATTCTCTATCTTGTAATATACCAAAATTCAAAAACATACAAGGATTAGCTTCTACATTATCTGGTAGAGTTTCTGTAGTATATTCTCCTGTTGTGTAATTCAAATTTCTTGGATCGTTTATATCTTTAAAATAAACTGTAGAAAACTTAGTGCTATCAGTTATATCTAAATTTCCTTGATATTGAACATATTTCCTAAATCTCCAATCCATTTCTACTTCATTTCCATTTTCATCTTCAATTTTATATGTTGTAAATTCCCTATCTCTTTGTGTTATTCTTAATTCATGCGTAGGTATTCTAATTAATTGGAATCTATCTTTTAAAGAATTGAAAACAACCTCATATCCGGTATACCCATAAATCAAACCTTGTATTAATCCCTCTTTTAATAAGGTATTTATAGATTTTTCAGGATTAATATTTTTCAGTATATTCTCTATATGAGCTTTTTCTTTTCTTATTTCTTCTTCATAGCGTTCCTTATCGAGGGCCTCGTTTAATTCATGCTGTAATATAGATATTTGTGTAGTTATATCTTCCTCTGCTTTAAGTATTTCATCATTTGTAACTGTATTATTGGATTTGCCAATTTCGTTTTTTATTGTTTCTAATTCAGTATTTAAATTGTATTGTCGTTGTTGTAATTCTTCTATCCTACGTTTTAATTTTTCACTTTGTTTTATCAATTCTTCATGCTCTTTTTGTTTTAATACTAACTTAAACCCATTATCGCATGTATATTTGGCAATTGTTCGTATAGAAATTGAGAAAGGGGCTGAATCATTTATCAAATCATACAAATTTTCATTAAAAATGGGAGCTAAAATACCCCCATCCACAATATCATTTGAAGTTACAAAATAAGTAGCTAAAGTTGATTGTGTAGACTTAGAAATCACCTTTAGTCTTACATTGCTATTAGTTTTATTCGTTTGTTCTGTCTTTTCCATTATAGTCTCTTCCCATCCTTTTTATTTTTTCAAATTCTATACAAAACAATTTACCAAAATCAGTTTTTTTCTTTAAATTAGATTCTTTTCTCTGTATTTGTTTTACAATTTTACACTTTTTAAAATATTTACAGATATGACAGCATTTAATTTCAAGCATTCTTATCTACTGTCTTTTTAACAGCTGTTACAATACTTCCAATTAATACACCTAAAGAAATTAAGCTCATAACAAAGTTTTCACCTGTTAAAAATTCTTTTGCTTGTATACATTCTTGAATTTCTAATGTTAAATAATAGCTAAAATAACAAGCCATTATTATAATTGTTCCTACTGCTGTATCAAACAACTTAAAAAACAAATCCCATATAAAAGTTTTATTTGTATCCATATTTCCATCCTTTATTTTGTTTATAAATATAATTAAAATTATAATAAATTTAAAATTTAAAATAATTACGTGTATATTTTAGATACGATATAGTTGTAAAAACATGAAAATTCTTTATCAAATTCATCAAAATCTAATCCTACATAAAAATTAACACGTTCAATACAAGTTTCAAGCAATTTCTTTTTATTCCTAATTTTATACAATAACCTTGTTTCTTTTATAACTTCATAAATTTCTTCTTGAATTTGGTGTGTGGATAATAATTCTATATTCCTATCTTTCTTTAATTCTTTAATATTATCTAAATCATCAAGGGGTTGTATAACACCTGATTCTATATATCTAAAATATTTGTATTTCATTATAGCTTCCCTCTTTGGATTTGCGGTCTATTTGACCTTGTAGGTCTCTGAAAAGCATGGGTTTCTCTATAAGCTTTCATTAATTCACTATTACTTATAAAATACAACGTAAACCATATAGACATTATAGTATCATCGTGTTTTTCACTTCCATATCGATGTAACTCATTAAAAATAATATCTGTTTTACGCTTATCTTGCATTGTATGATAAGGAAATTTTATCTTATGGTTATATAAGTTTGTATGCCATAATTGTAAAAGACCTCTTAGACTATCGCTTTTATTCATTTTAGTAGTTGTATGTGGGTATATAGGAATATTAGTACTCGCAGCCAATTCTTGAACCATAAAATCTTGAGCCGCATTTCTTTCGATTATAACCGCATCAGGGTTAAAAATAGTTGCTAATTCAAATATTTTAGATTTTAAGTCATATTGAGATAATCCACGATCTCTAAATATATTTAAAAGATATTTATTGAAATTCTCATCTAATCCAAAAGTAATCCCAACTGTATAATCGGTGTCTCTTTGAGTAGCTCTATTTTTATCAGACACTACTGCCAAATCCCAAGATTGAATTATATATCGAATGTTTTTACTACTATACCAATTAGGTAATTCTTTTATATCATCTATATAAGAAAGATGTATGTCTTTAGCCGAATCTAATAAAGAATAACTAAAAAGAGATAAATCATCATCAAGAATTTCACACTGAATTTCACGTGTGAATTGACCTGGATCAATAGAGTCCATCGTATATTTTTTTAATAATAAAGCTTCTATAGTTTTACCATGCCCTGTTTTCTCATTATAAGGCCATAATAATTTATATCTTAATTTATCTTCTTCATGTGGAAATACAACCTTCACACTATCATTTTTTTCATCTATAATATATTGATAATACTCAGAATTTAAATCACCTTCTATAATAGCTTTGTCTCTTAATACAGAAAATACATTTCCCTCTTCTAATGTTTTATATATATCATCATAATGTTTTGGAGTTCCTATTACACATATTTTAGAATCTTCTGTATCTACTAATAAGTTTATTAATGTTTTAGAAAACCATTCTCTTAAAATTTCCCTTTGTTTCTCTACTCTTACACTCTTATCAGATATAATATCATCGCATATAATCAAATCATAATGTTGGCCTGTAATAGATGTCTTAGCCCCAGCTGCGTGAACAGTGTTTTCTTTCAAGTTCTTTGTTCTATTTACTAAAAAATCTGATTGAGTCCACGTATTACCTCTTAATCTAAAAGAAAAACTTGGATTTTTATAATATTTTCTAAAAAATTCCAATAATTCTACATTAAATTCTAATTCGTGTCTTACTTGATTTAAAGATTTTAACGCTACACTATCTACTGTTTCAGATATAAATAAAATTCGTATATTAAGATTAAAACATATCTTATGTGTAACTAATGCTTTACCCACTGTTTCACTTTTACCGTGATCTCTTGGAGCCATTAATAAAGAATTTTTATGTGTGTCTATATGATTAATCCACCGCCTATGGTGCTTATATAGAAATAAATCTAAAAAATCCCTCGTAAAATAATCAATACGTTGTTTATATAACTCATATTGTAATTCTATAGGTAATTGTTGTATCTCTTTCTTACTTAAAGATATCTTTTTACCTGAGTTTATTTGTAATAACTTATTAAAAACATCAATCATTAAAATTCCTTTAACTATATATATTAAAATAATAACACTTTTAAATTAAAACAAATTTTTTTGTAAAATTTTTTGTATTTTTGTAAATTTTTTATTATTTTTATAGTATATTCATGAATTTTGGAGGTTTGAATGCGATTCATTATTATTAATGATGTTGTATATAATTTAGATAATTTGATAAATTTTAATTTTATAATTTATGAAATCCCTATGTTAGAACCATGTAAGAAATTTAGTATATGGTTAGAATTTATTAATAAAAAACTTGATATAGAGATCAAGGTATTTGGATGCCATAATAAAACCGATAGTTTAAATTTAAAATTGGATGTTTTGAACCTAAAATTTATAGATTTTTTAGAATCTGATGAAAAAATATTGTATTTAGATAAATTCATAGAGAGGCTTAAATGAATAATAGTGATATAAATTATGTTAGTATAATTAAAACCGTTTTTGATAAATTTAGAGCTAAACATTTGAAAAAATATAATTGCCATTTACCATATCCATATTATAAAAAAGGAATGTTTGACTTTTATAGAGAGTGTAGTGGTAACAAATATGTATATAAATTCCAATTAGATGAAAAAATTGAGTTGATAATGAATTATTATAACCCTACTAATCCAGATGTTAAACTAAATGTAGAAGATAAAGGATTTACTGAATATTATAAACATGAAGAATTTTGGGAGGAATCTTCTATTAATCCTTATTTAAATGAAAAATCTATTGAAACAATACTTAATATCTTCAAAGAAGCTATTCCAGAATCAATAAAGTTGTATGACGAATATATAGAAGAAAAGGAAAAAGAAGAAGCTCTAATAAAATCAAAAGAAGAAAAAACTAAAGATTTTTTATCTGAAACGTTAAAAAAAATATGATTTATAGAAGGTGTTTATATGAGTGAGAATGATTATATTGAAATGCTTGAAAAAAACTACCAAGATTGGGTAAATGATCCATGTGTTGGTGGTGACGATTATAGCAAATTAGAACATTTAGGGAATGAAATTTTTGATTTTACTACCTATGATGGAGAAATGGATGAGATGTTAGCAAAAGATATGCTCGAAGTATTAGAAGCTATTCTTTATAAGGATACTTTTCACTATATAGAAAACGAAAAGAACTACAAAAATTACATTATAATGGTCAATATGCCTTTCTTATATGATAAAATATCATGGGGAACATCCATAAGAGGTACTTTTATAGATTCTTTTGAACCTAAAAAATCTGAATATATAAAAATAGCATCCGGGGCTTTCAGTAGGGAAAGTGAAATTATAATAAAAAGAAGTGAATTAGTAGAATTCTTAACGGGCTTAATAAAATGGTCTAAAATTTAATAAAAGGAGATATATTTTAATGGAAAATACGTTAGAAAACATGGAAAATTTAAGCACATTAAAAAAAATTGATATAATAAGACAACTTTTCAAAGATAAAACAAATAAGCATACAATTCAGGATATTATTGATGAAAAGTTAAGTGAAAAACAAGAATTAGCATTCGGATTACGTGTATTTGAAAATTACTCGAATGTTCGAATAAGTAAGGTCTTAAAATGTAACAAATCGAATGTTACAAGGCTATTTAAAATAGCTCTAAATAAAGTTATAAATGATGAGAGGTTCAAAAAATTAAACTTAAATATTTGACTTTTAAAATAAATATGTTATATTTTATTTGTATAGTTATTTTAATGGATTTAAGAGAAATAACCACCCTCTTTGATCCATTAACTATATTTAAATGCTGTGGTTACGTTTACCTTTGGTGAATGAGCGTTTTTTATAGTTGATGGAGTCTAATTATGACAGACCTAACAAAATTAAATCAAAAACAATATAAAGAAAAAATAGTCTTAACAACTAAAGAATTAGCAGAATTTTATGGTGTTAAACCAATAAAAATCCAACAAAATTTCAATAATAATAAAAATCAATATACTGAAAACATCGATTATATACTTATTTCTAAGTCCAATAAAGAATATTCGAAATTTTCGAATAGTGAGAATTCTCAAAGACCTATATACTTATGGACAGAATCAGGAGCTTTGAAACACGCTAAAAGTATTGGTACATCCGAAGCATGGGATGTGTATAATAAACTTGTTAAAAGTTATTTTAAATTAAAAGAAATACAAGAAAAACAATATAACATTCCACAATCCTATGCCGAAGCCCTCTTAGAAGCTGGAAGATTAGCACTTGAAAATGAAAAATTAGAAGCTGAGAAACAAGTTCTTTTACCAAAAGCAAATTCTTACGACGATTTTATGAATGATGAAAATTTAATGACTATGAATGAAGTTGCAAAGTTGTTAAGTAGTAAAGGCATTGATATTGGAGTTGTAAGATTATTCAAGTTCTTAAGAGAAGAAGAGATATTGTTTATGCTGAATGGTTCAAATGTTCCTAAACAACCTTATATTGAACTTGGATATTTCAAAGTTAAAGAGAAAATGATTAAAGAAGTTGGAAATAAACCCGTAACTTTAGTTACTAAAAAAGGGTTTGAATATATACGAAAGAAAGTAGCCAAAGAATACAAAAAATAACATAAAATTTCTTTTTTAATTTTTCTAATTCCACCCATTTTACTTTTCTAATAAGCAAACACACAAAACATTAAATAAAAAATTCAAATTTATTTTAAAAATATTTTACAAAAGTGTTGACTTTTTATAATTATATTAGTATATTTATAACATATAGATTAGAAAATAAAAAATAGGAGATTAAAAAATGGAAAATCAAGAATTATCTTACGAACAAACAAAATTAATACATGACAACATGAATTATTTGTTCAAAAAAGGTTATTATAATATCAAAGTAACCGTTATAAACCAACAAAAAGTATATTTATCTTTCTCTGACAATAAATTATGGGTTTTTTCTATCGACTTCTTAAGTAACTTCAAAGATAAATATATGAAATTCAATCCTACATTATCAACTGACAATAATAATAAACTTTATGAAACAATGGAGGATTTGATCTATGATTAGTGAAATAGTATCTAATATTGAAACAAAAATAACCGAGTTGGTGAATTTTGAGATAATAATATTTCAAAGTTTACATGAAAACAAAGAAAATATATCTACAAACTTAAAAGAAAAAAGAAATAAATTAATAAAAAATGCTTTAAATAATCTTATCTTGAGTGATTATGAGGATCATATATTAGGGGAATTTGAAGTAAATGTAAATGATATAATAAACTTTAAGATTCTCCCTAAAATTTACACAAATTTTGACAAATATATTAAAAAATTGGAGGAAAAATGAAAACATTAAAAGAAAGATATGATATTTCACAAAAATTCATAAAAGATTTATACGAACTGAAAAGAAGTGGAGATTTTATAGAGATTAATCAAGATTTATCTAAAGATATTATAAATAACACTATATACACAAAGAATTTCATAATGGAAATTCGACTTGATACAGAAAATATTTACTTTAAAATGAGAAATTATTATGATATTAGAAATTTTTTTGTTAATATTAAGATAAAGGAAAATATAGATATGAAAAATTTAGTTAATAAAGCGTTTGAATATTATTCTTCTGATACAGAAATAATATTAGAAGATGTATTATTAAGCCATATGGAAGCATAAAGAGGTAATTATGAATAGTGAAAAAACAAGAAAAATTATAATTATCATATTTAATATTCTTACCACAACTGTTTCACTTTTGACTTTATGTTTTATATTACTTAGAGTGGCTAATATAATAACTTGGTCTTGGTTTTGGATATTATCTCCTGTTTTTTTTGGTATTGGAATATATATTATAATATATATAATACTTTAAAAGATAAAAAAATTCTTAAAATTTAAGGAGATTTTATGGATGATAAAAAATCAAAAAAACTTTATTTTTATTATCAAGATTTTGATATTGAAGGTAAAGAACATTATATAATATGTAATTGTCAATACGATTCAAAAACAAATATTTATGAATATAAAGATATAAATGGAAATTTTCGATATGATGTCTATGGAGAATATGATAATATAAATGATTTAAAAAAACATCTTATATCAGACTCTTATGGCAATATAAGGAATGATTTACATAATATAATTATTACTGTGATAGCTGATAAATAAATCGTCATAATAAGCATGTATTATCACTACAAAAAAAATAAAATAGAGGTGAAACTATGTATTATATAAATGAAATTTTGGAAAAAACAAAAAATTTATTACATGAAGAAGATATCGATTATATGTTATTTTTAGATAAGGGATTTGTTATAAAAGGAGAATTTGATATAGATTCCTTATTATTAGGGTTAAAAGAAATTATGTTCATTCATCCTGAATGTTCTGGTGAGTTTTTTGGTGATGATGGTGAAACTGGATTTGTAGGACATAATGATAAAGATTATGTCTTTTGGAAAAATCATACTATATGGATAAGGAATTTGTAGTGCTACAAAGCATGTATTATCAAGACAAAAGGAGATATAAATGAAAACAAAAATAGAAAATAGAATGTATGATTTTCTTGATGAAAGAATAAAAGATGAGTTGGATGGGGGTGTGTTATTAGGAACATGCCAAATATTTAATTTTCTATACGATGAGGAATACGATCTTTTAGAAATGTTTAAAAATAAATATAAAGATTATTCTAAAAGAAGACTGAAAAAAGCTTACTTAAATGTATCTAATACAATTATTGGAGATACAACGTGTTATGACGAATGGTTAAATGAGGAATAAATTCATGAATAAAAAATTGGTATTAGATGAACTAAAGATAAAATATAAAAATATATTTTGTTTGATGATAATTCTAAAAAGCATATATAAACACAACTATTATAGTTTCAAATATATAAATTCGCATTATATTGATGATTTATATGTTACAATTATACGTTTCAAATTAGGTTTTCTGAAAAGTATTGATGTGAAAGTAAGACAAAAAATATTTAGCAAAGATTTTGATATTGAAGAAATAATATTAAATAATATTCATGAAACAGATTATGAAAAGTATATGATAAAGTTTATATCTATAATGGAAGAGTTAGAACCAATAATCTATGAAGAAACTGTTAAGTATAGGGATAATCGAAAACAAAAGAAAATAGATGATAATATAAAGGCTGAAGCTTTTATAGAAGTGTTTTTAAATAAATCGTCGTGCTAACAAAAGATTATCACTACAAAAAATAAAGGAGAAATAGGTAATGGATAAAATTAATTTATATTTTAATATGTTTGAATATACAAGTTTAATGTATAGAATAAAAAATCAAAACGTTCTAACACTTGATGAAAAGGATATTAATGATATAAATAAGATAAACGCAATGGGTTGGACCTCATTGATGTATGCTATAAATAATAAAGATTATCCACTTTGTAAGCTTCTAATAGAAAATGGTGCTGACGTCAATTTATTTAAAGAATCTCAATCGCCTATGCATTTAGCAATAAGAACCCGAAGGTCTAAAATTGTAAAATTGTTAATAGAAAATGGGTTTGATTTTAAGTCAAAAAAACTTGAATACTTAAAAGATATCCGCGAGTTATCGATAGAAACAAGTGATATCATGTTTGACCTAATTAGACCGAATTTGGAGGAAATAAAATGAAAATCTCGGATTTAATAAAAGAATTAGAACATATAAAAAATAGATTTGGTGATTTAAATATGACTATAGATCAGAATTTTGAATTTAATCCTGGAGTTAAAAGAATAACCATTAAAAAAAATAATGAGTTGGTGATAAATTTAACTCCAGATTATTGTGAATGCCCAAAATATGATATATGGATTTATGAGGAGGAATAATCAAATGAAATATGCAAAGTTTGATATATGGACTTTTCGCTATGTTCTATTTACTGCCCTATCTTGCCTGTTTATCTTTATATTTATTACTTATATAGTAGATGAACAGAGAAGAGAACAATATAAAAATGAATTGTTAAGAGTAGAAACCGCAGCCTTTCAACTTGGAAAAGATGTGGCTGAAACTGAATTTAACAGAGATTATTTAGATTCATTTGAATGGGCTATAAAAGATTTTATTGGATATGTAGATATAGCAAAAGGAACAGTTATTCTTAATGATTTTTATAGAAGAAAACGTAATATAATGTTAAAAGAATCTAATAGGGAATTAAGAGAGATAATAAGGAGGTAATAAATGAGTAAATTTAAAAAAGGTGATAAGGTAAAATTCAAAGATATAGAAACAATGTTTAAATTATGCAACGGGGACGATACTACAGATATAAAAACTTTTGCTTGCTTTGTAAATGAGCTAAGTAATAAAATTGTAACCGCAACTTATACTGTGGAAAGTAATATTATACCTGATAGAATATACACTGAAGTTAAATTAAAAGAAAACAGCTGGATTGTTCCTATCAAATATTTAGAGAAAATAGGCCCCCCAAATTTGAGAGAGGCTACTACATGTACTAAATGTAAATATTATGATTTTACACCTATTATGGGGGCAGGGGATTATGAAAAGTGTGAGAAATATGGAGTTGGAATAAACGAATATTTAATATGCGATGATTTTGAGGAGGAAAATAAATGAATTTTACTACAAATGTAGAATTTTTATATGAAAAATTAAGTAAGTATAGAAATTTAATAGATAAAAATACAAGTCATTTTCATAAGTTTTTGTTTTTTGTTGAAAAAAACACCTTGAAAGTATTCTTTAGGAACAATGAACAGTATGTTTTACTATTCTTAGATGAAATAAAAGAAGAAAAAGACTTGATATTCTCTATTGATCCTACTCTTTTACTTGATATCTTGAATAGTTTAGACAAAGATTCAACTGTTAATTTAAATGTAAATAAAAATCTAATGTATATCAACAAAGATCAATTTGTAGTTCAGGTAATTGAAGAAAACAAAGATGAAATCTACATCCTAAACGATTTGGAAGAAACTTTAAAGTTTGAAATAGATACAAATGAGCTGATTAATGCTATTAAATTTGTTAAAGATGCTATATGTAAAGATGAAATGAGGTTTGATTTAAATGGTATATGTTTAGAGAAAATGAAAAAGACTGATTACATTACAATTGTAGCTACTTCTGGTAAGGTTCTTTCCAAATATGAAATAAACATTGATGAAAAATACGGCGATTTAGAATTCAGAATAACAGTTCCAAAAAGGATAGTTCCTGAACTATTAAAATTTAATTCTAAAACTATAGAAATTGTAATATTAGAAAACTTTATAAAATTTAGAGTATCAGAGGAAGTAGAACTAATAAGTAATTTGATAGAAGGTAATTTTATTAACTACCAAAGAATTTTACCTGAAAAATTTGAAAATGAAATACAAATAAATAAAGCAGAAATTCTAAAAGAACTAAAAAAAGCTAAGGTGTTTAGTAAAAACGGAAACAATATATCTCCTATTAGAATATCTATTTCAGACAGTCTTATAATACATGCTAAAAATAACAAAGGCGAATTCAAATCAGACCCGATAAAAATAAACAAATCTTTAAATAATGCCGAATTTAGTATTAATGTAGATTTTTTAATGAATGGTATCTCTACTATAGAATCAGATCAAATAACATTGTTGTTTAGTAACAATCTTGCGGTTGAATTGTATAATAAAGAAACTTTCCAAAATATACATTTGATTGCTTTAATGAGAACACAAAACACTTAATTTTTTATTTTTTAATCTATAGAGCAGTATATAGATATTATATACTGCTTATTTTTATTTATAAGGAGGCTTATTTGAAAAAACTTATAGTGTTAGAAGGCATTAATGGATGTGGTAAATCATCCGTATATAATATTTTACAAAAAGAATTAGATGATAACAAATTTGATTTTGTTAAATATCCAGTGTTTTTAGATAAAGATAAAGCCAATAAAGGATATTACACATATGAAAATTATGCACATGATAGATATGATTATAATGATATCTTATTAAGAATACTTAATAAAAAACATGTTATAGCGGATAGATATATATTAAGTAACTATGCTTATTTTACTAAAAATTGTTTTAATAATAAAGATAGAATATTCAATTTTGAATGTATTGATTATGAAGAAAGATGCAATTATGATAAATTCGATACAATATATATAACTAATACATCAGAATATTGTTATGAAAACTTAATGAAAAGAAACCATGAATCTTGGAATATATCTTCTTTAGATTTAAAGAAACTGAATAAAGCTTATCTATATGCCATAAAATACTATTATGGTAAATTGAAAAATAATTCTGTTCATTATGTAAAACCGTATAACAATGAAAAACAACTTACAGTAAGGGAATTGACAGCTAATGTGAAAAAAGTTATAAATAAAATTATAATTAAAGAGGAAAATCTATGAAACAAGCACCTAATTTTAGAGAAGTAATCTCTTGTTTAGAATGTGTTAAATGTAAAGAAATAGACTCACAAAAACTTTCATATAACGAATGTAAAAAATATAAAATTCGTGTAGATGAAAGCCATATTTGTGACGATTTTAAAGATAAAAATGGAGGAAAAGATGATAATAAAAATTAAAAATGAGATAATAAATCTACCTGATAATAAGGTATGGGAAATTTATATGGATTTTAATGAAAAACCTTGGAGAGATATCTTAAATTGTAAGCATAATCCTTATTTTTATATAACTGTTATAATTGAGGATAATAAAGAAAATTATGATTTTGATTCTTTGGAAGAGTTGGAAAGTAATTACAAAGAATTGCTTGAACAAATTAAATCTAAGCTTTTCTAATGTCTTTCTCAGTTATTATACCTGAATAATCCTTTAATACATCATCAATATCACTTTCACCGAATTCCGCAACAATTTCACTATTTTTAAAATAGGCTTTATAATAGTATCCATAACTGTGATCAAAAGGATCGTCTGATGTTTTATATTCAACCCTTTCAATTTTATCTAATACGGGTCTTTCTTGTGTTGGTAATAAGTATATATACTCTTTAGAAATTTTATCTATAAGCCTTTCTCTTATTTCCCATTCAGGCGTTTTTGCTAACCTATACATATGTATTTTTTCAAGTATAGCTTCTTTTTCTGTATAGTTTTCATACTCATGTATATTGTATTTTCTCTCTTTAACTTCCTTATTTAACATAAGTTGTCTCCTTTTTTATTTTTTCAGATTTAAAGAATATATTAAATTTACATATTTGTTTGTTTATATTAATCCCTTTATCACATTTGTATTTATTGAAATATAGGCAGTTTTTACATTGTAATTTATTGATTTTTCTGATATTAAAATAATCATTCATCTATTCCCTCCAATTTTTTTATTTTGCTTATAATTTTTGCTTTTACTCTTTCAGGTAGCTTGTCAGCTTCCTTTAGAATATAATTTAGGAAGCTTTTGTAATCTTTTTCTAAAATTCTTAGCTCTCTTGAATAGTTTGCAGCTATAGCTACAAAACTTTTACAGATTTGCTCTGCATTTGTTTTTGTTTCCATAAAAATCTCCTCCATTTATGGTTATTTTCGGTTTTAAGGATTACCGAAAACCTTATTTTGTCATATAAGTTTTTTTAATGTTTTAATATTTTTCTTTTCTGCATCTACATATACAGACAAAGAATAGTAATAATTCTTACATGATACATCTAAACTTGTAATTATTTCATATTTTATCCCTTGATGTGTAAAGGAATAAGAAGGATGGTCAATTTTAAATTTATTTTCTATTGATCTTCTTCCACCAGCGTTGGTGTTGGGTTTCCAGAAATAACTTTTTGACCTTTTTTCATGTTGTTCGATAGTGTTTAATATCTTTTCTTTGATTGATCTTCTTACTTTTTTTGTAATTTTTTTTGTTTCCATTTTCTTTACCTCTCTTTTTTTTAATTTTTTTGTAAAACTTTTTTAAGCCTTACATATAATAATATACTAATATAATTATAAAAAGTCAACACTTTTGTAAAATAAATTTAAATAATTTTTTATAATTTTTATAAAATCTTTTCAGTATTGATAGAGTTTGAATTCTAAAATTTGACTTTGTTGGATAAATTTTGTATATTATATAGTAGGTTCATATAAAAATATTGGTGGTTTTAGGCTAAATGGGCACTCATTTAAACTCACCATATTGGAATATGTGCCTACGTTCACTTTGTGAATGATATTTTAATATGGTGAGGAACTCACACTATGAAACAATTTAAAAAAGAAGAGTTTGAATCTTTAGTAAAAATCGAAAACAACAAAAAATTACAAATAGACACTGTAAATTCAAGGGATTTATGGGAATATTTAGAAATAAAAACTGAATTCTCTAAATGGATACAAAGGAGAATCAAGGATTATGGGTTTATTGAACAAGAAGACTATATAATTATCGTCAAAAATGACGTTAAATCTAAAGGCCGCCCTGAAAAAGAATATCATGTATCTATTGATATGGCAAAAGAACTTGGTATGACTGAAAATAATAATTTAGCAAGATGTATAAGAAAATATTTTATTGAACGTGATAAACAATTACGAAATATACAAGAAAATCATCATAACCAAGAATGGATTGACGCAAGAACAAAAGGGAAACTACAAAGGCATGAATTAACAGATGGAATACGTGCTTTTCAGAAATATGCGGAAGAAAATGGAAGTAAACACGCGGATAAATACTTTATGTTAATCACAAAAATGATAAATAAAGCTTTATTTCGTGTAGATTCTCTAAACAAAATCAATAAAAATCTTAGGGATTGTTGTGATTATGTTCAATTAGCTAAGATTACAGTTGCTGAAAGCACCTCAATGAAAGAAATGATTAAACAAATAGATGAGGGTATTCCTTATAAAGAAATTTACCAAAATATAAAAGCTATTATGGAAAAACTCGGTGCATTGGTAGGTCAAGATAAACCAAAAGAAATAGAAAGTGATGATTACATTAAGTGTATGTGTGAAAAAGACAAAAACCAATACTTAAAATTGATTGAAAATTAAAAATTCTTACCTTAAATATTTGTAAATTCCACAAATTTTATTATTTTAATATGGAATTCTTTGAATTCATTGCTTTGCTTTACCTCAGAAAAAACATTTCGGGAGTATATTATTTTATACTCCTATTTTTTTATTTAAAATTTGTTGACTTTTTATAATAAAATGATTATTATTGTTAATATAAGCATTAACATAGATCGGGGTGGTGGAGATCAAACATCACCCTATATTATTATAAAAAAGGAGATTTTATATGTATAATTTAAGTTTATATGCAAATGAAAAAGAATGGATGATTCATACATTAGAAGATATGTTGTATGAACATTATATGAAACGTAATATTGATTTGAAATATTACGAAAGCCATGATATGCATGGAAGTTCTTATGAAATATTTGAAAAAATAAAAGAAGAAATAAAAAATATGGAATATAGTGAAAAACGGGTTTGTTATGTTACTAATTATATTGGATGGAATAACAGAGTAAGAGAATTAATAGATATTTATAAAAAATTAATAAAAACAGAATGGGTAAAATAAGGAGATGATTATGAATAGCTTAGACAAACAATTAACAAAAATAACTTTAGAACTATACGATAATTACAAAACATTCAAAAATCATATAGAAACACAATTAAATTATTTGATTGAAGATGAATTTAATATAAACTATCATCATTCATGGTATTATGAACTGATATTAGAAACTGATTCTAATTTAGAAAAAACAATCGAATCGTTAATAGAATGTGAGTATGAGGAATGGGACATTAACGAACCTGAATTGAAACAGCTTGAAAAGGATATAAGATTGATCTTAGATAACGAATTCCTTAAATATTTACCAATGAACTTACAAGATCAATTGAATTTATTTTAGGGGGTTTATATGAACATATTTATTTTAGACTTAGATCCAAAAACTAATGCTTCTTACCATTGCGATAAACATGTAATAAAAATGATTACAGAATATACACAGATATTGTCTACTGTGTGCCGATTAAACGGCCTGGATTGTGGGTATAAAATGACACATGAATATCACCCTGTTGTTAAGTGGTGTAATGAAAGTAAAACAAATTGGTTGTATCTTAGAGAGCTTACAAAACATCTTAACAATGAGTATAGAAAAAGATTTAATCATGGCTATAACCACAAAGCCTACAATATGTGTTTAACATTAACTCCACCTGATTTACCAATAGGATTAACACCTTTTGCCAATGTTACTACTGAACAACATAAACACAAGGATGTTGTAACAGCTTATAGAGATTTATATATGAATGAAAAGAGATACATGGTATCTTGGAAAACAAAAAAGCCTGAATGGTTTGTATAAGGAGGTTCTATGAGTAGTAATTTAATATATTTATTTGGGTTTTTAGGGTGTTGTGTGGTAATATTTTTATGTTTAGGTCTTCCATCTATATTATGTGGAATAGGTAAGCACATACCCGATTGGTTAGATTTTATAATGGTTATAGGCGTTATTTTTTGTTTTATAGCGGTTGCTTTTTTCATATGTATGTTAGCTCCAGAACAACCAAGTTTGAAAGAGCCTGTTATACCCTGTTTAGCAGGCCATAACTTTCAAGGTGAGAATATAGAATTATATATTTATAAAGATAATTTGAATTTTGAAAGTGAATTTATAAAGACAAATGAATATAAAAATATTGATATTCCTGAATGTAAACATCATTTCAAATCGAATTAGGAGGTGATTATGATATCACTATATATTTTGGGGTTTTGTATTATTGCTAGTATAATAGCTATAGTTATATACACGATACCTACTAAAAAAATTAAATAATTTAAATAAAGAAATTAATAGCTTTGTAATGTTAAAATAGGAGAGATAGAATGATTTACAAATTACGTTCTTCAAGATGGGATGAAAAGGAAGCCTTAACTGGATATAATAAAATATTAAAACATGTATTTAAAACATCTTATGATCCCGAAAATACTACTAATAACACTTCAATTTGGATAGAATTAAATACATTAGAAGATTTAAATAAACTTGCGGATATGTTTGATGATATATGTGAAAACTTTGATTATTATAATGGATTGATTGTACCGAATGGGTATATTACTGTATATGATCATTATATAGAATAGTATGTTTATATAAATCTAAATTAATCCCCACTTATCATACCATTTCTTATAACCACCATAATTAATTAAAGTCTTTTTACTATATCTAATTCTTTTGTTAGTTCTCTTTTTGAGTATTTTATTTAATTTACTATTCGGCATTTTTAGTTCTGTCATAATATTACCTTATACATAATTTAAATTTTATTTGTTCTTTGTTTATATCAATTATATAATATAGCCCACCCCCATCGAAAAATTTTAAATTTGATTTATTATTAATTTGAAATAATTGATTTAATATTATTTCTATATTATTATATAGTAATATCCTTCCTTTATCATCACATTCTTTGTCATGCATTATCCGCAATATAAAATTATATTTTCTGAAAAAGGATAAAGGGATTTTCAATTCAAAATTGTCTATAACACAATAAAAGAAATTTACTATTTCATATATTCCATCGAATTTATAAGATAGCATTTTTTTAGCCATTTGAACCTCCTATTTATTCATTATTTTTACTCTCCATATCTTTTATATATTTATCTGTATAAATAACTTTACCCGATACTCTGTTGCGTAAGGCTAAACCCTTAAGTTCCTTTTTTTCATCATACCCTATTATAATATTATAATATTTTTTTAAATATTTGATAACGATACAGTCTAAAATTCGTAATAATAATTTCATTTTATATCTCCTTAATAATCTTCATATAAATCACATATACCAACCGCATCTGTTTGTATATCGAATATTTCACACTTATATTTATTTCGATAACCTTTATCTTTTATATAATATTTGCAATTTGAACAACCGTTAATAGGTGTTCTATAACCATGATTGTATAAACTTAGTTTACATCTTTGTTGATGTTCATACCCATCTTCCTCATATACTTTAAATTTGTTATGCTTTTTTAAATTTTCTATTTCTTTTTTAGCCATTGCTTTTCTCCTTATCACATTTGAAAATAATTACAATACATGCCCTTTATAGTTCGGTTATGCACTACATTTGCTAATACGTTTATATTTAAAGAATCTATCTCAAATGGAAAGTATTTAAAACTATAATACATATAGAAATTATACCAATCTTTATAGGAAAGAAACTCTAATCTATAATAAGCAATTGTATTGAAATTAAGCATAAATATCCTCCTTTGTAGTGATAATATTCACATATCACGACAATTTATTTTTAGTTCATTTTTATAGTGTTTATTTATGTAATTTATAACATACTTTTTATAATCTTTTTTACGATAATTTATATATTTACAAAGATTCTCATTACTTATTTTTATAGAAAACCCTACTACATAAGCTTCATTTCTTGGATTCGTGCGATATATACGTAAAAACATAGGTATGTATCTATAGAAATGAATGTTATACAAATTATCAATTGGTGGGTTTTCGATTAAATCCCTGTAATCAAATATAATATAATCATAATAATATTTTTTATTATCTATCATGACATATTCTTTACCCTTCATAATCCCTCCTTAATCGTGGGTGGTTTTTTCTATTTCATAACCAGTTATATAATAACTCCTATAATTCTCATCTTGGATATGCATTCTTATAACGTGTTGATCAAAATACATACCTTCTTTTGTAAATACGATATCCTTTATAATAAAGATTTTACCTTTTAAAGAATCTATAAATTCATTAGGATTAAAAGAATTCCTGAATTTTTCTATCGATCTCATTTCTCTATTGACATCATGTTTCATACTTATATAAGTAGGTGAATCATATCTACGATTATCTAACAAAGAATTTAAATCCCAATGTTCATAAAACCAAGAACCATAATAAAAGTCATCTTTGATTTTAATTTGGTCTCCAATAACAAAATCACATACTTTTTTTGATTTGTAATTATTTAATAAAGAATCAAATTCTTTATTTTTTAAATTATTCTCTAATTCGATTTCTCTCATTTTTTGTATCGTTTCGAATGAATATTGTGGTAACATAACATCTCCTTTTTTGTTTGTAGTGATAACTAATAATTATCTCTACATAATAATAATTTCATCACAGTTTCTAAAGTCAATTTAAAATCATCTAATTTATAATAAACATTTCTAAATATACAATCATTTGCCTTATCTATTTTTAGATGTAAAGAACATCTGGGTGCTTCTCCTATAAGAAAATAATAAGAGTAAGTATAATCCCCATCATTCATTCTTACATAAAAATCAACAACATTTTCACTTTCTGATTTATATTCTATCTTAAAATAATTTATATCCAAATTTTTACATATATCTTTAACAATTTTTTTATATTTATTCATTTACTTACCTCCTCAAAATCATCACAAATTAAATATTCGTTTATTATAAAATCATATTTTTGACAAATTTCTTCCCATTCTCCGCATCCCAAATCTTGATATTTATAATGTTTACAATCTGTGCATGTGGTAGCTTCTCTTAGATTTGGGGGTTGATTTTCTTTCTTATTATTCATAAATTCCTCCAAAAATTTTAATATATATATAAATATTACTAAAAATTCACGGGTTTGTAAAGAATTTTATTAAAATTTGTTTGTGTTGAATAGATAATATTTTGTGAAATGCTTTGTAGTATAGATATGTAATGTGATAAGTAACAAAAAGGTATCGAAATTTACGGGGTTTGTAATTAATTAGAATGTTTGTAACTCCGGCATTTTAGATTATAAGACAGTTCTAATGATTTTGCCTTTATAATAAAGATGCATTTCCATATAAGAGGAGATTGGGGCATCGTCAAAATCCCATTCATCCTTTGTTATTACTATGGCGTTGTTACTATGCTTTTTTACATAGCTCTGCCAGTCTATTTTACCGCCATGGTTATTGGATTTAACAGCCTTGCCGTTTTTCATTAAGAGAGAGTAGTGCCGATCCTGCCTAATAGCATGATTACATCTATCTTTGTGGTTATGACAGGTGTATGAGTAATTGTCAAAGTTCCTCATTTCCGAAAATGAGATTGACTCATCCCAATATTTTTTAATGTTGGTATATTTCCAAATATTATTATAATTTTTTTCCCATAATTTTTCAATTACGATTAAATCTTCTTTTATAAACAAAATTTGAAAAGTTTCTTCTAATTTACCCATGTTAAACCCAATATAATCGAATTGGGTTCCATTTATTTTTTCTACAAGGTTTTTGAAAAAAATTTCAATTTCGTTTTCGTTTGAGAATGACAGCTTTTTATAGTTCTTTTGTTGTTCTTCTTTTTCTCGTAGTTTTTCTTCTTTTTTTCTCTGTCGTTCTTTTTCTTCCTTTTTTAGGATATTTTCAATTTCAATATTTTTAATGTTCTTGTATAAGAAAATTATTTTTTCATCGTCTTTGTTAGTTTCGGCAAAAACGACTTTTAACCAGCCATCCGTAACATAGTGACTATAAAATTTCCAACTTCCACCAAATTGAGTGCTGTAATGGATATTACTGTTTCCAACACATCTCTCATCATTTGTTAGTGTAAATTGTCGTAGTTTCTCTACAACAAAATTTTCATATTCATTATATGTAACATCATAAGCATTATGTGTTATTGTCATAACACCGTTTGATAATACAACCCCAAAATTATTTTCTTCTAATTCTTTTTTTAAATTATTTAATTTTTTCATTTTTCTTACCTCTTATCTTTTTATTTATTGTAAAACTTTCTTAAGTCTTACATATAATAATATAATTACATAATTATAAAAAGTCAACAAAATTTATAAAAAATATTAAAAAAAATTCAAATAAAATTTATTGAAGGGTTGTTGTTTGCTTATAGGATAGATAACACTAAGTGAATTTTAATCAGTAATTTCATCAACAAATCCTAATTCCAATGCATTATAACAATCCATCCATAAATCTGTTTTCATTGCTTCTTCTAATTGTTCTTTATTAATCTTTGTCTTACTCAATATAAATTCTTTCTTTTTATTCATAAGGTTTTCTGAAAAATCAGTATAAGCTTTGTTTTGGTGGTGATAATCTGTATAACCATAATGGCTCTGGTGTATCATAATACTGCCAAATTTACCTATATATCTTTTATCACATGTTAATAATAACATAACAGCCGCTGAATAACATATGGAATTTACTATGCCTATTATTGTTATATCCGTATATATCTTTTTATAAGCATTTATAATCTCCATAAGCCTTATACCTTCATGTAAATAACCCCCATATGAATTTATGTGTATTCTTAATTCTATTGTTTTACTCTCGAGATTGATCATATCAATATCACTAATACTATATAAAATTTCTACAAATTTATTAACATTTTCTGTATCTATATCACCATTAAAATAAATTTTATTACCTATATTGAATGTTAATATCTTATTTTCATCACTCATTATTCCTCCTTATAATTCTAATATGTTTTTATACCATTTCTTAATTATTCTTTTCTTTATCTTTGGAAAAAGCTCATATAAATCAGATAATAAATTTTCAGGTATAGGTCTATCAGTTTCTTGATATAACCACCCCATGTGTAAAGAGATATATCTATAAACTTTATACCAATTACTCATTATTCCTCCTCATCTAATACACTCTCACCATTTTCATTTATGTGGTAGTCATGATCTCGAAGTTTCTGTGTAACTACCTGAAAAGTAGGGACTTTTTCTTCTAAGGAATAGTAATAAAATTCTTTATCTTTAGTGTTTATATCTATCCTGATAAAATCACCTCCCCCCTTTATAAGAAATTCTATATATTGCGTATATTCTTTTGTTCCTGATATCTTTACACGATACACCTCATCATCATAATCCCTAAAATATAAAAGTATCGCATTTTCTTTTGGTGCCATCTCGTCATATAGTTCATCGCTATAATGAATTTGAAATAAAGGCATAGTAAACTCAAATTCATTATTCACATATAATTCAATATATTTCATTGTATCCTCCTAATACGCCATGAAATTTTTAACTATTCTTTCTAATTCTTTTCTAATTACATTATAATGATCATTATGTATAGTATCAAATTTTATCTTCTCCCATACATCCTTATATCCATCATTTAAATTTATAAAAACATATGTATTATGATTTAAGATATCTTCCTGAATTTGTATCTTAGATGTAATCCCATTATCAAATAATAAATTAGCTTCTGGGAAATTTTCCTTTTCTATCTTACAATCAAACCCTATTATATATTTTAACATTTCGATACTAATATATAAAATTTCAAACATATTACCTCCTATCAAATGTTTTTAATATGCTCAATTTAACAGATTGTTTGTTATCTCTAAGAACATCTGATAATAAAGCAATATTATCATGAATTTTATCTCTTAACTCAAGTTGATTCTCTGTTGCTGTTTGCCAATCTTCCACACCACAAGCTTTGCGAATTTCCCTTGATACTTCTTTTATATAATTTTGAAATTCTCTTTTATTAGTCATATTTTCATATAACGCCCCACACATTCTTTTATAACTGTCTCCACTATCATTACGATATTTTAATAAGTGGTCGTATAACCAATCATATACCTCAATTTTTAATTGTGGGTTTATAGCCAATGCCATATCGATAAATAAGAAAGGATGCACCCACGTATGCTTACCTCTACCTTTACCTGATATTTTAACAGTTCCATATTTATTTTCTAATGCATTTATAAATTCTTTTGTTGTTTTTTGTTGAAGCCATTCACTCATATTGAAAGGCTGCATATTATTGTTAATTCTCCATTTATTACCCGCTCTAACCAAGTCAGTTGCACTAAAAAACTCTGATTTACTTTTCTGTGATATTTCACTATCAAATAATTTACGTTTCATTATTACTTCTGTTTTCATAATATAATCCTTTAAATTTAGATATTTAAAATATAATAATATTATGAAATAAGTCAAATTTATACATAGATTATTTTGTGAAAAATTAAATAACTTTTATAAACCTTAGCTTTTTTTTCCATAAATTCTTATTTCTTATTGTCGTGATAATAGTTGATTATTACTACGTTATTTATCTTCTTTCTCCTGTTCTCTATAATAATCAAGCCTGTTTAATAAAGGTTCTACTAATAAAAATAATAAATTCCTCTCATCTAATGGGTAATCAATATCATTATCGCTTATATAATACCCGTCCTCTTTTTCATAAATAGAAAATGTTACTTCATTATCATATCTGAAATTTATATATGCTTCATAATAGCCGTATTTTTTAAGATATATTATATCAAATTTACGTATTAAATCATCTTGCCAATAGATAAGATACCCTTCAAAAATATCTTTTAAATTTTCTATTGTTTTATTTATCTTTTCGTTATTCATTATCTTCCTCCTTATTTGGATCATAATCTATTACCTTACCCGCCATTTCTTCCAACTCGGGATTAATAACAAGCTTTTTCATAGCATCTTTAAATTGTTGTATAAAGACTTTATCATCATTCAATTGATTATCCGTAAGCATCCCTCTCTCATTCTCTTCCAAATTTTCCAAATTTATCT